TTCTACGAGTGATGTACGCTTGACTCTGACGATAAGTTCATCGTAGATTTCTTTGGCGGACTTCATACGAGCTCTACTCCGATGAGTTCATTATCATGGTCGAATATATAGCAGACGTTTGCTTTATAGTTGCCATTAGGTGCATAGTGGAGTATGTTATTATTTCGGTCTAAGGCTAAATGACGGTATTGATATGTAATCTTTTCTTTGATTCTAAATCGGTAGCTAGGGTTGGATATCCTATAGATGTCTTCAGGGCTTTCGTATGGAGTTACATTATCCCAATTATCTTCTATAAGGATAGACCATTGTACAGTTTCACCATTGAGGTATCTCTTGACAAGATTTACCTCGAAGGCTTCATAGCATGTGTAGTTGTCAGATATCATTGTTTCACCTTTGTAGTTAAGGTTAATTCACCATCAAGAAGTTTGTGAGATTCTGAGAAGGTCACCTCACACTTTTGTTCTAAGCAATCGTGGATACGATCTGCAAGGTTTCTCCAGTAGCCTGTTCCACTGATACCGCCTACTGCAGCCTTTATAACGATGGCTTCGTCATGGGATATCTTTAAGCTATGCTTAGTCTCTTTTGATGTATTAACGTGTTCCATTGTATTCCTTTGTGTAGACTTCACCTGTCAGACCACATTTGTCGATATCATCAATGGTTATTTTGAAGTCTTCATGGAACACTTCATACATTGCTGAACAGAGTTCTCGGGCAGTGCCACCCCCAAGGATACTTCCTGTCAGGTATGCAAGCAGGATTGCTTCTTCGTGGGTTACTTCAAGGGTATGTTTAGCTATCACAGTGGTTATTAAGGTGTTTCATAATGTATATAAGAAAATAAATAAAGGATGTTGTAGGAGACACCGTTTGAAGGGTGTCATTACCATGGGTATGCTAACGTCCGGCGAGAGCTTCTCGGATGTTATCTAGGATATCACGCATGACTTTGTAGTTAGCTCCTTCTTCTGTTTCATCTGTTATGAGTTTTGGGATGGTCATGTTCCATGAACACATATCTTTGAAGAGTTTAAGCTCTTTGGCATTCTCAAAAGTAACTTGTATGGTTACTGGTTGGAATTCTTGGGATGGGTTTACTACGATTGTCTTCATTTGGATTCTTTAGTTAGTGATAGTGATAGAGATTTTTTCATCGGACTCTCTCCACTCGAACTCTTCATCGATGAAGAATTCAAGGGAACCGTTACTTATGTAGCCATCTTGGTTTACTCTGATATACCCGTAGTTAGTTGCGAAGACATAACTTAAGCCTTCTTCTATAGTTTTGCATAAGATCCACTTGTTTAGTGGTGGGGTTCCTTTTTGGAATGTCTCTGTAGACTCCCCTTTAGTTATGATAGCATAGGCATTGGTCATCTCATTCTCCTTTACTTATTACATTCGTTAGTCAATGACACAATCATACACCCCTGTGTACTCGATAACGATACCATCAAACTCATTGTTTGAGCAGAGGGCTTCGAGAAGTTCTACTTTTGGGGCAGATGCATAGATGATGGTCTCACCGTTGACGTCTTTGGCAATGATATGACCGCAACCTTGTTCAGTCAAGGCAATGATCATTTGCTTGTTGGTCATTTGATAGTCAGCACCTTGAATAGGTGTTAATAGAAGGTATTTCTTTGTCATTACAGTTTTCCTAAGTTTGGTTAATTTACAATTCACCAACAGTTACAAAAGATTTTACTACACGGATGTCAGTATGGATTGCCAGCAGACGTTGGTCGTCTACATTAGTTAGTGCATCAAGGATGTCTACGTATGGGCCTCTAATGAGGCTCACACATTTATCATCGAAGAATGATGCTACGTAGTAGAGTTCTTGTATGGACACTTGTATGCCATCTTCAATTAATCTTGCCATGTTTGTTCTCCTAAGTACTCGTGGTTGATGAATACCATAAGGTATGTGATGATTGCTGCAAAGATCATGATGCAGAGTGCAGCGGTACCCCAGTGTAGATAGCCTCCTTCATTACGTTCCAGAATATGGAGTACTGTGAAGAAGACAGTTGTGTTACAAAAGGTTATGAGAACCATGAAGAGTGTTGATAGAGTGCCCATGATATGATGCCTTTAGTTGTAGATAACGATTGAGACGTCTTTGCTTGACCACCTGTTGAGGTCTGAAGCTGAGGCATAGAGAGGGAGTTTGTCGATGATATCTCCGGAAGCACGAGAGATGATGTAGTACATAGGATACTCCTGATGGGAAGTAGTTGATGGGAAGTCTACATGGTACTTACCCCATGTAAGGGTCTCTCTGTTAACCTGAGAAAGGTAGCATTGACAAGCTGAGTCCCCACGACGACATCTGCCAAAGGTCATCCCTCACTGGACTCTCCGCAATACCTCAGTTATTCTGAGGCTTTCTGCACAGATACATCGGAATATTCTTCGGGATAATATATTCCGTCATCGTAGTCCGAGAACATATCCTGCACGATGATCTCCGCACGTTCATCTTCGGCATCTTCCTTGGTGAGGAATGCTGGTGAGATGAAATAGCCGGTGTTCTTGTTAAGAACTACCCAAGGACGTCCTGCGAATTCAGGTCTCTTGCTGTACCAAGTGGAGAGCTTGGTCTGGCATTCATTGCGATTAACCACTACTAGGTGGTCATATGAGGGATTATCCATGATGGATCTCCTGTGTGAAGATATCGTTAGTGGGATGTTTGCACAGTACTTACCCTGTGCTATGGTCTCTCTGTTACTCTGAGAAAGAGGCCTTAGTTAGGCGAACTTGTAGAACCATTTGTTGGTGTTGTTACCACCAGCAGCAACAAACTTGACTTCAACACCACGCTCTTTGCAGAGCTGTGCCATATCATAGAGTTCATTGCCCATTTTCGCTGCAATGATCTTGTTGTCACTCAAGCGACGGATCTGGCAGGTACGTGTGTTACCGTCATCACCGATAACATACAACTCACCCTTTGCTGCATTACGCTGCACATGGATGATCTTCATCGGCTCACTGATAGCGTCACCCTTGGTAGGATTAGCGCAGATGAATGTCGTCACAGGTGTCTGCTCTGTGCTGTTGTGAGCAGCAAGGATAGCGCCCATTTGGGCAAAGGACAGGTTTGCGGTACGTGTAGTCATGGTATTTCTCCGTAATGACATCCTGATGGTACCCGACCATCGGCGGTTAGAATGCAAAGACGCACTCTGATATACCCACAACAGGCATATCGGAATGTTGTCTCTTCAGGTCGTATTGGCAACATACTTGCGGTATGTCGCACAGACATTTATCACAGAATGAACGTATCTTGGATACGGTTGTAATCATTCCTAGACAGAATGCCAACACTGTAAGCCTTCCACAACAGATTGGCAGGTGATGGGGGAAGAGCACCGAGATTACCAGGATGCACCTCAGCCAACACCAAGTCAATCGCTGTTACAACGTCGTCCCAGCAGCGGTCTATTGCTGCGGTAGAACGGCGAGCGTTGTAGTAGGCTTGAGCTGTCGTACGGAGAATCATGATGTATCCTAAAAGAACACAGCAAAGGTGCTGCCAGTACGACCCGAAGCGGGTGCCGCCCACCAACCAGCGAGCGCCCAAGAAAGTCAGGGGGTGCTCAAAGCAAGCAAGGCGAACCCAAACAACACAAAAAATTTTTCCACACACAAAGAGAAGGGTACCCCAAAGAAATTCCCCCAAAAATCCATTTTCAAAAATTATTACCAAGTAATTCCCAGCCTATACCCTTCCTCTACGTAGGGATATCTTTGTCCGTAATCTCAGTCCATAACTACCCTATCGACTAAAATTACGGTCAAACTGTCTAGCCGGAACCTTATAAGGAAAATATATTTTCCACGACACAAGGACAAAAATTATCATGGCTACTAAGTCTACCAAGGGCGCTAACCTGCAGAAGCTGGAAGCACTCAGAGAAATAAAGCGGCGAGAACGTCTTGAGGTCTACAAAACAGACTTCAGAACATTCGCCAAAGAACAGATCAAGATTCTACCCAAAGATACTTCCAAAGGTTTTCTGCCATTCGAATTCAATGCAGCACAGGTCATTGCGAATGATGCTATCGAGAAGCAGTTGAAGGAAACAGGAAAAGTAAGAGCAATAATTTTAAAAGCTCGTCAGATGGGTCTATCAACATTTACTACCGCAAGGGTATTCTGGAAGAGTTACTTCAATGCACACAACAAGTCAGTCGTCATGGCTCATGATGCCGCCACATCGGACTCTCTGTTCACGATGTCTCGAAATACTATTGACAATATGCCTGAGGACTATCGTCCCAAGTTCAGAAAGTCAAATGCCAAAGAGATTATCTTTGAACACAATGACTCAGGGTATCGGCTGTACACGGCAGGAGCACCCGAAGCAGGTCGCGGTACGACACCTACAATCGCTCATCTTTCGGAAGTTGCTTTCTGGACCCATGATGTTAAGATCTTGGCGGGACTATTCCAAGGGATATCCCAAGCTGATGGTACCGAAGTAATCCTTGAGAGTACTGCCAATGGTATTGGTAATGAGTTTCACAGGTTATGGATGGGTGCTGTGGCAGGAGAAAATGACTACCTGCCTATATTCGTCCCATGGTTTCTTATGCCCGAGTATCAGAGGAAAGTCCCTGAAGGGTTTGAGTTAACCACAGAAGAAGAGATTATATCAAAGAAGTTTACCCTCAGTAACGAACAGATGTACTGGCGTAGACTTAAGATTGCGGAGTCCGGAGCAGATAAGTTCAAGCAAGAGTATCCATCAAGCCCTGAAGAAGCTTTTATTGCTTCAGGATCTAACGTGTTTAACCTTGGTAAGCTCAACACTCTGATACCCCAACCAATACTGGCAAAAAGAGAGTTTAACTTCGAGAGTTGTCTCTTCGAAGATGCTCGTCAAGGTTCTATTGAGATATTTAAATATCCGACCTTTGATGATTCTTTTGCTATAGGAGCAGACGTTGCTCTTGGTGTCGGTAAGGATTCTTCAGCTGCAGTCGTAATGAATTCCAAGAGAGAAGTCTGCGCGGTATACCGTAATAACCTTATTGATCCTTCTCAGTTCGGAGATCTTTTGTTTTACCTTGGCAGGTACTACAACAATGCTCTTCTGGCTGTAGAGTCTAACAGTATGGGTATTGCTACTCTGAACAGACTTACACAAATGAAATATGTGAACCTTTACTATCAAACAAAGATAGCTAATGTTTCAAAAGAAGACGGTATGAGGGTAGGTTGGAAGACCACTGCTCAGACCAAACCTGCAATCATTGGATTCCTTAAAAATGCCATTGAGCAAGATGACGTATGGATTCCTTCGATAGTTGTAATCAGGGAACTCATGAATTATGTTGCAGATGAGTCAGGTAAAACGAATGCTCAGTTTGGCTATAATGACGATACAGTCATTGCTCTTGCTATTGCACTCGAAGTGATCCGTACCCACGGTGATCGATTAACTAACACTAACGTACCCTTCTCGCAGAAGCAGGGTGGGTTTCAAACAGTTGAAACAAACTGGTTATAAAAGAGGATTAACATGTCAGGCGTTCAAAAACAAACTCCGGAACAGAATAAACAATTGGCTTCTTTGATTAAGCCCAAACCAATGGGAAAAGTATTGGACACTGCTAAGACTTCCAAGTCTGAACGTACACTACCAATCCGTGGTCGATAAAACTAAAATCAAACAATCTTCGATAGGCTCAAACCCTGTCTAAAGGAAGATTACTCCCCTAATACACCTACCGACGTGGTATTATTGAGGAGTGTAATTTTGCACTTCATGGTCATAATTACAAAGGAAAATATATGACAGAAGCAATTATCGGTACACCTTCAGTGGTGGGTTTTGGTCAAAACAACAATGACAATTTTGGTGATCAGGCGCGTCTTGCCATGACTATCGAAGCCAACGAACGTACTCGTGACGTTATGTTTGGACAACGTTTTGAATCAAAACATTTGAATGACAGTATTTTTGCTAACGGTATTGCGATCGAAAAGATTGCAGCCGCAAGTGAACTCGCAACAGAAAAGACTGCTGCAGCCAGTCAACTCGCTATCGAGAAGACAGCAGCTGCTATGCAGTTGGCTATTGAAAAGACAGCCGCAGCGCAACAACTCACAACGGAAAAAGTGGCTGCAGCCCAGCAACTGACCTCCGAAAAGATTGGTGCTGCTCAGATTCTTGCCACAGAGAAAACCTCTGCTGCAGGAGTCTTGCTGGCAACTCAGAACCATGCCTTGGCATTGGCTCAGGCTGCAGAATGTTGCTGCGAAGTAAAAGAATTGGTAAGTGCAGAAGCTAATCGCACTCGTGACTTGATTAACGCAGGTGTTACTCAAAATTTGCGGGATGCGCTCCTTGCTGCACAACGGTTTGTACCTCTCACGGTTACCGTTCCCCTACCATAAGATTATCCCTTGTGTCCTGCGTTGGTAACTCGTGCACGGATTAAAAGTAGTTACACGGTGCTAGTAATGGATATGATAAACCATCATACGGCACCACCTATTCAGGTCATTGTTGACCTTGTTTGATTGAATGAAGGAAAACAATGATCACAAACGGACGTCTTACCGCCGGTTACAAAGAAAAAGTAACTGACGAAGAACTGATTAATACAGTTGAAGCTGGTATCATGAACTCGGTTGGGGACTTCCTCAACAGTTCTGACATGGCCAGAGAGCGTCAGAAGGCTACCTATGAATACGGTATGCTTCCTGAAGGGCATTTGTCTCCTCAGGGCGTCTCTCAAATAGTTTCTTCGGACACTGTAGAAGCAGTTGAAGGGTTTACAGCTATTATTGCTGAACTCATGTTCAATAACAACAAGCTTGCTCGGTTTGTCCCCACAGGAACTCAACCAAAAGACTATCACAATGCTAAAGTAGCGGGTGATATGGTAAACTACACTATCTTCAAGCAGAATAATGGCTGGGAAATCCTCAATACGTGGACCAAGTCAGCTCTTCTGTGGAAGAATTCTATTGTTAAATGGGATTTTGTTGAAGACTTCGACTATAAATTCGAAGAGTATGATGAGATCAGTCAAGATAACCTTGATGTACTCCTTGCTGAACCTAATGTAGAGATTGTCGGTGACCTCAAGTATGACAACAAGCTCATTACAGGTGAAGATGGGCAAGCTTCCTACGGAATTGTCTACAAAGAAGTCCGTCTGAAGAAGAAAACTGAGAAGAGCAGGGTACGAATCAAGAATGTACCTCCAGAATGCTTCCGTATCACACGTGATGCACACAATCTGGACGATGCTGCATTCGTAGGTATCCAAACTGACCTGACTCGGAGCGATATTCGAAAGCTTTGGCCCGATATGGCTGACGAAATTGACTGGCAGCAGATTGGTGATGGCTCTGCATCATGGAATACCCGTTATACCGAAGAACAGGCAGCACGTAAGCGTCTGACCGGACAAGAATACTGGATGGGTGGTCATTCTAAGGAGCTATTTCCTGCAGAAGCAAATCAAATGATCGTTACTATTGAATGCTGGATCAGAATTGACCGCGATGGTGATGGTATTGCTGAACTTAAGCACCTGATTCTTGCCGGAAACAAAATTTTGCTCGAAGAAGACGTAGATAGTATCCCTTTGGCCACACTCTGCCCATTTGAGGTGCCTCACGAGTTCTTTGGTCTGTCAGTTGCTGACATGATTCGCCCTTCTACTCTTGCTTCCACGGCTATTCTGCGTGGATTCGTCGAAAACGTATATCTGACTAACTATTCTCCAAAACTGGCTGACCCTAACGTGGTTGACTTCAGTGCTTTGCAGAATATGAAGCCAAAACAGATTATTGCTACCAATGGTAACCCCATGGCAGCTGTTGCGCCACTAAGTCCTGACACAATCAGTACTGGTACGGTGCCTTTATTGGAAGCTTTGCAACTACATAAAGAACAATCAACCGGACTGTCAAAAGCGGCACAAGGTTTAAATGATACTCTTTATGTTTCGGGTAATTCCGAAGAAAAGATGTCTCGCGCTATGTCGGCAGCACAGGTCCGCATACAATACATGGCTCGTAGGTTTGCTGAGACCGGATTCAAGCGTCTGGCTGAAGGCATCTACATGATGATGCGTGATAAGTTCCGTGGTCGTGAGATTAACTATTACGATCAGAACAACTTCATGAAGTCTATTGATCCGTCTATGTTACCGGATAATATGCTGATGTTTGTTGATGCAGACGTAGGTGAGAACAGCAACAGTAACGTAATTAAGAAAATGCAGATGGTTGGTCAGCAGCTTATCCCCGCGCTACAGCAGGCGGGTGCAGGCTCTGCAGTGGACCCATCTGCCGCTGTAAAGATCGCATGTAAAACTCTGGAAGCTATGGACTTGGATCCTCTTGACTTCCTTGTTGATTATACTGACCCCAAGTTTATTCAACAGGCACTGCAGTCCCGTCAAGCTGAACAGCAAGCCGGAGAGAAGCAAAAGGCTCTTGAAGAACAAGCTAAACAGATTGATCTTTTGCAGCGTCAGGCCACACTTACCCTCACGAATATCCAAGCGAAGAATGCCATTCAAGATAACACCAAACAGCTTATGGTTGCTATTGACAAGTCTTATCAAGAGTGGGCCAAGCTGTATATTTCTGCAGGTAAAGAAGGTATTGAACTACCTGATCAACCGAATATCATGGACATCCTTAAACAAGCTAAAATGGTTATTGATGCCGATATTCATAACGACGGTTCATCACCCGCCGGAGCACCCGCTATTCCTGAAGTGAATGGTCCTGCTGCAGCAATGAATCAACCACAACCAACAATGTAAGGTAATTAATGGATAAGTATCGCAAGGCGTTTCAAGAGAAAGTAAAGCCTAAGATGAATCATGAAACAGGTGAAATGAAAGTTGAACCATTCCGTGATGCCCAACAAGCTCTTCGTAGAGCTACCTTCGTCAAGACCGAGCGTGAGATGTTCTTTAATGACGCGTACGCGGAGATCCTCTGTGATCTCTTCGTTACGTGGCTTAAGAGCGAGCCTCATGCAACCAAGGAGCGTGAATTCCTTTACGCTTCTGCTATGGCTCTTGGTGAAGTAAAGTCCCGTATGATCAATATTGAAACATATGGAAACAACATGAAATTTATCGAGCAAGAAGGCTCTGACAAGGTAGATAACGAATGAATGAATATCAAACAGCAATCCAAACTCTTGAACGATCGCGTAAAGAGCTTATCCATGACATTGCTGAGTCAGGTAACAACGGCGGTATTGGCCGATCACAACAATATGCGAATGTTCTGGTAACGATTCAAAATGCAATCGATATCATCGAACGACTTGATGGGCAAGAGGCCCCTAATCCTGTTCCCGCAGTATCTCCCGCAGACCGTATGGCTGCAGTGCGTGCCGCAAAGAACAAATAATAAGACACAAAGGTAATATACAAACATGCTAAATACACTCTCTACTTCCACACCCGCATCTGAGATTTCCTCTGCGAGCTTTGGAAATGACGGTAGTTATAGTGCAGAGGGCGAATCAAAAGCTCTTGCCGACATTATGCGTAATTCTCCTGCAGCAGCCCTGCTAGGACTTGACGCAGAATCTCCAAGCAATGAAGAGACAAATGATTCCACTCCGGAAGACACATCTGTAGAACAAGAAGCCCAAGAAACAGATGAGTCCTCCGAAAATGACCTAGATGAAGATAAGACAGAAGAATCAACTGATGAAGAAAAGTCCGGCGACGATGATACGTCTACCAACGCAGACTTGCCTTCCGAAGAAGATATCGACTGGGAGTACAAAGTACCTGTTACCGTTGATGGTAAAACAGAATACAAGACACTCGAAGAAATCCGTAAAGGTTTTCAGACTGATCAGCATCTATCTCAGAAGGGGCGCGAACTTGGTGAATTGAAGAAACAAGTTGAGCAAGAACGTGCGGAAAAACTTCAAGAAGTAATTACTCTTGGAACTGCTCTTAATGAAGAGTATACCGCCGCAGAAACTTCATTGGCTAATAAATATCAAAAACTAAAAGCAGATATTGACAAAGCCAAAGAAGATGGTGACTCCTATACGGCACGAGAACTCAAGGATGAACTTGAGACCGTGCAAGAACAGTATTGGGGTGTACGTAATAAACGAGAAGCACAGTTAAAAGCTGTTGCTGAAAAATGGCAAGCTGATGCGCAAGCTCAGGCACAAGAATCGCTGAAGAAATATAACGAAACAATCAAGGATTTCGTTCCAGACTACAATGAAAAAGTAGCTGTTTCAGTACGAGACTTCGCAATCAAAGAGGGTATTCCTGCAGCACTGCTAGAATCCATCTATGAACCTGCTGTTGTAAAGTTTATTAACGACTACCGTAAACTCAAAGGTGCAAAAGAAACCGGAGAAGTAAAACGCAAGCAAACTACTCAGACTAAATCTGTCCCGCTTAAAAACGGAGGTCAGACCAACTCTCAGAAGAAAGCTGCTGATACATCTTTGCGTAATAAAGTCCTGTCGGGACAAGCTGATGCAAAGTCTCAAAACGATTTTCTTAAAAGCATTTCTTCCATAAGCCGAAAACTCTAACTATAATTATGTAAGGATAAATTAAAATGGCTGGTAATACTTTTCAAACTGGCGGCCCTAAGGCCGTTGCTCGCTCGTCTGGCGCAACTGGTAACGCAGGTAACGTTTCCGAGCGCGAAGATCTGGCAAACTTCATCTCGATGATTTCTCGTGATGAAACGCCCTTCTTGTCGTCTATCGGCAAGACAAAGGCTACTGCAGTTTTCCATGAGTGGCAAACTGACGAATTGGCAACCCCCGCATCGTCTGCGGTTGCTGAAGGTGTGTCTTACTCCACCGTTACTGGTGCTCAACCTGCAGAGTTGTTCCGTACTCGTCTGGGCAATTACACCCAAATCAACAGCAAAACTGTTACCGTTACTGGTACCAAACGTGCGGTTGACCAAGCTGGTGTTGCTGATGAATACGCATACCAACTGAAGAAGCGCGGCACTGAAATGCAACGTGACGTTGAATACGATTTGGTTGGTTTCCAATCATCTAACGGTTCCGGCACACGTACCTTCGGTGGCTATGCTTCGTGGGTTAACTATCCACTGGCTTCGTCTGGTACTGCTCTGTACGTTGGTACAGGTACTTATACTCCTCCTACCAACGCTGGTGGCGGTGTTTCTGGTACTTACACTACTGGTGTTGGCGCTTCCTTGACTCTGTCGCACATCGACCAAGTTATGCAAGCAGTGTATGAGCAGGGTGGTAAGGCTACTCGCTTGATGCTGTCTCCGGCCAACCGTCGTGTGTTCTCTGCCAAGGCTCAATTGGGCGGTTCTACGACCTCCAATCCCGGAGATGGTAACGCACGCCGTAACATCGACGCTGATGGCAAACTGCGTCAGTCCGTCGAAGTGTACATGAGTGACTTCGGTGACATCATGGTTGTACCTAACTACATCATGGGTATTTCGCGTACTCTGACTGGTGTTGCTGGCGGCGGTGCTAACTGGGCCGGTATGGTTTACGATCCTTCGTGGTTCTCTTGGGCCTCTCTGCGGCCTCTGCAAGAAGTTGACTTGGGTCAGCTTGGTGATTCTATCATCGGTCAGATTCTGCAAGAGGGTACTCTTGAGTGTCGCAATCCGAAAGGAAGCGGTTTAATTCTCGGTCTTTCCGGTACGTAATCAATAATAAGGGAGGGAGAAATCCTTCCCTTATTTCATTTAAGGATACACATGTTTGGATTAAAAATTACTCAAACAAACGGTACATCCGAAATTATTTCAGACACAAATTGCATTGCTATTCAATTCTCTGCACCAGCACTTTCAAGCGGCTCTATTCTGCAGCCAGCCAAGATTGTCGGCGCAATGTATTCTAAGCTTGTAACCACAACTCTGACGTATTTCAATGATACTGTTGCTGCATATACTGGCGCTAACGTCCGGTACGAATACGGCGAACTCTCTGAAGCTGGCTCTTTCCGAGTTATTGCTTCCAACTAATCACGTTACGATAGTTTACTAACGTAACCTATAAGGACACATATGGGATTTCTATCACAAGACGGTAACGCTAATAGTTTCCGTGTAAACACAAATGAGCGAGACTTTCAGCTTGCTCAGGACGTATCAGCTTATAAGGCATACGCAGAACGCTCTCGTCAGGAAGATGAGACTGCTTCCTCCAAACGACAGTATCGTTCGTTTGCTATTATTCCGGACATCGTATCAATCGATATCCTCACAAAATACCACATCAATATTCATGATGAAGAAACCATGAAGGATCCTGTCCTTATGCGTCGATTCAAGAATATTATTATCTCTGAATACCCGCATCTACTGACAAGTAATGTGAGATCTGCTTAAGGAGCATCATGTCAACAACAACCCAATATAACGCTCTGATCGAGAAGGTCCGGAGCTGGAGTAATAAACCAGAAGGAGCCGCACTCTCAGACAGCGTTATTGAAAGTTGTTTGTCGTATGGTGCTGATGATTGCTATAAAATCCTGAGGATTCCTCCGCTGGAAACCTCAGTTGAGTATACTGTAGAGACTGCAGATAACGTAGGTGATGGTGATATGACTAATAGTATGTACAACAGTGCATACACCTCTTTTGCTATCCCCACAGACCTTACTGAGTTTATTTTCCTCAGAACTAAAGTAACAAGCTCAAACACAATGTCGTCTAATCGGGTCTTCAATGAGATTACTGATCGACGTGCTTTCTTTGATATCTTCTCTGAGACGTATTCCTCCTATAACTGGATGTGGTCTGAAGGTAAAATCTTTGTCCGTCCACAGCTTCCCGTAGGGACAGTCCTGCAGATAGGTTACTATCGCCGACTTCCCGCGTTAGATGCCTTGTATTCTGTTGTACCAACTAACTATACGGTTGGTATTGCTGACGCCACACAACCATACCTTGCGGTAGGTGTCTCATCCGATACCCCATTGTATCTGTCAACCTCCGGCTCAGTAACCCTTTGTTTTGCTACATTAGCGGAAGCAACCTCATATAACCCCGTAGTAACCACAAAGTACTTTACGGGTAAACCTGTACCGAATTGGCTGAGAGACAGTAATGAACAGCTCCTTCTGTGGTCTGCCCTGAGTCATATTGGTGGATTCCTTATGGATGACGTAATGGAAAAGAGATTCATGATGAAGGCAGCTAACGCAATGGAACTCATGAACAGAGAAGAGAAGATGCGCAGGGCTCGTGGTGGTAACGTACATATCGGTTTTAACGCTAACGGTCTTATTTAAGGAGTCTTATGGGATACACAACAAAAACAGGCTCCACAGGTAGTAACGCCGCCGGAGGTCAGTACGATAATGGAGCAGGACCATCCTCGGCTAATGGCTCCTCAATAGTAGAGGCCGCTGCTTCTCTTGCATCTGCAGCAAGTACATCCGCAACTAATGCCTCTAATAGCGCATCTGCAGCAAGTACATCCGCAACTAATGCCTCTAATAGCGCATCTGCAGCAAGTACATCTGCTACTAATGCAAATAACAGTGCCATTGCCGCTGCCGCCAGTGCTTCTGCTTATACACCCTCAAGCGCAGCACCTTTAATTAATGGTACCGCCACTGCGGGTGTTTCTACGCTTTATACTCGTGGAGATCATGTCCATCCAACAGATACAACCAGAGCACCTGTAGCTAGCCCTACATTTACGGGAGTAGTGACCCTAGCGCAGGATCCTGTGAGTGCTCTTCAGGCTGCAACAAAGCAATATGTTGATAACTCAGAGCTTGCTGGCTTCCGTAACGTTTTAATTAATGGTGACTTCAGGGTTTCTCAACGTGGCTCAAGCTTTGCAACAACTCCAGACACCGCTCCAACACCAGTGTATTGCGCGGATCGTTGGTATGTTGTACACGACAGTACTACGGGTAATGCAGGGTCATGCACCAACCCTTTGGGTCCCAATAACGTTACAGGTATGCCGTATGGAAACGTATTCAGGATGACTGCAGGCACGAATACAAAAGTACTTAACGTCCATCAGCGTATCGAAGCACTCAATAGCAGGCACTTAATTAATAAAACAGTAACACTATCGTATTGGGTATACCACGACAACGTTAGCAACTACACCGTCACACCAAGGATTGGATACAACTCCGGTGCAGCGGATGTGTTTACATTGGCGACAATCGTAGACATCTCAGGCACAGGTAGCTCAACCTCTATTCCAACAAACACTTGGACCAAGGTCTACAAAACTGTAACTATCCCTGCAGCCGCAACAAATGGTTTGATTGTCGATCTGGCTTACCAAAGTGGTCCTGCAACTGCCATGGGTGTTGGTAAGATGCTTTCCTTTGGATTTGTTCAACTTGAAATTGGCTCTGCTGCTACCGAGTTTGAACACCGTCCTTATGGTACGGAGTTGGCTTTGTGTCATAGGTATTACTACAGATTTTCCGCCAATGGGGCCGCAAACTCACCTGTGTTTACTGCCTCCGCTTATTCGTCTACTCAGATCTACGGGGTATTTTATTTCCCCATAGCTATGAGAAGCAATCCAATTTTTAGCCAATCTGCGGCAACACATTTAACTTATTTTGCTACTGGGGGTGTTTACCCTGCAACCACTATAATAGGCACAGTTAACACCCCTAACTGCTCAGAATTAGCTTTTAATTTGACATCAGGACCTACTATTGGCGTTTCTGGTTGGTGGAGATTTAGCCTCGGTACGGCCTGGATTGATTTTTCTGCGGAGGTATAATGCAAGAAATATTTAGCTATTGGCTCTCATTCCATTTCTTTGCTCCATTTATTCTTTGGGCTGGATACCTCTTGTTCTTCGATATTCTTGCAGACAAGACCAGCCAATGGGATCGTAAAGTTTTCAACCCAATCGTACAAGGAATAGGCGCAATAGTCATTGCAGTAGACGTCTACGTAGACATCTTTTGGGGAACACTTCTGTTCCTTCAATGGCCTTCCGTACAGCGTCTTATGCTGTCTACTCGTATGGACGATCTGATATTGAACGGTTCAGGCTGGAGACAGTGGTTGGCAATACAAATTGTTGGAAGGTTCCTTGAGCCCTTCGACAATACAAAGCCAAAGCAACACAAAACTTACGGACTCTTCAAATGAAATTTTTGGAACTCATAACCGATCATGCTACAGGGAAGCTCCGAGAAACCTCTCTGTGGTCTAACATAGGTAAAGCAGCTATGACATGGGCATTCATATTCACGGTACTTAAAGGTAGTGGAACTGAATGGCTTTGGATGGCATACGGTGGAATAGTCGTCGCACATGAGTCTGTGGCCAGATTCTTCAATCAGAAACAACAAATACTAGATAAGGAAAAATAATGTTCGACATCCTAAGTGGTGGCGTATTCGGGACACTGCTTGGTGGTGCTTTCCGATTATTCCCCGAAATAATGAAGTTCTTTGATAAGAAGAATGAGCGAGAGCATGAGCTGAAGATGTTCCAAGAACAGTCTGCGCTTGAGAAAGTTCGCGGAAGTATTCGTTTGGAAGAGATTGGTGCTCAACGTAATGCAGATGTAGATGTTGGTGCTATGGCAGCATTTAATGCGGCTATCACACAGCAGACCGAAATGGTTAAGGTATCCAGTAAGTGGATTGCGGATATGTCTGCAGCAGTACGTCCTCTGGTCACATATCTTGTGGTTGGCCTGTACTTGTGGTTCCATGTGTATACTGTTCTTACCACAGGTCTTGGCACTGCCGAGATCTTTAAACTGATCATGACACCGGACTTTACTGCATTGGTATCCGGTACTATTAACTACTGGTTCTTGGACCGGACTTTAACAAAGCGAGGTTTATAATGGAAATTTTAGGAGTAGAGGTGCTACATGCTGTCGTATTCGGAACATTTGCGGTTATGGGGTGGCTTATGAGAACTCTTTGGGAGAAGACTGAAAAGACTCAAGAACATATTACAGAGTTAAAGGAAAAGTTGCATGACAACTACACCCGAAAAGATGACTTCAAAGATTTCAAAGATACACTAATGCAGATGCTTACACGTATTGAAAGTAAGATAGATAACAAGGCGGATAAACCCTGATGGATACTGAACCCGCAAAAGCACTTTGTGTGAGGTTTGAAGGGTTCAAATCTAAACCCTACCTATGTCCAGCCGGAGTACCTACAATAGGTTTTGGAACAACATTTTATCCGGATGGTCGCAGAGTAACCCTTCAGGACCCTCCATGTACAATGGATCAGGCCGTATCTTGGCTTGATATAGAATTACGTAAATGTCTGTCCTCTGTTCTGAGATTATGCCCTAAGTTAACTGACATTAATATACTTAATGCTTTGATTGACTTCGTATATAATCTTGGATCAGGACGTCTACAGACATCAACTCTGCGCAGAAAAATTAATGCAGAACAATGGGATGAAGCCATACTCGAGATCCTTAAATGGAATCGTGGTGGCGGTAAAATACTTGCGGGACTTGTCCTGCGCAGACAGGCAGAAGCTCTGTTAATTAAACAAAGGAAAATATAATGGCAAAATGGGTACGCTCAGGTGTCTTGGACAGTGGTCTGAATGACATCAAAACTAATGCATCTACAATGTTGCTTATCTCTGCATACGCTGCAGGAGACTCTTACGCAACTGTAACGGCAAATAAACTTAACGCAGGTGTTGCAATGGTGTCAGGTGACTACACTCTTGCTTCTTCAGGCTCTAACCGCACATTGACGGTAGCTGCTGGTAAGACTGCAACAGCCACGGCTTCTGCTACTGGTACTCCTGACCTGCATATTGCTTTCACGGACGGTACTGCAAACGTTATTTGGGTTACTGATGAAACGTCTAACCAAGCAATTACTTCTGGTAATACTCTGACCTTCCCTGGCCCAGTATATACCTCTAACCAACCTACCTAATACATATGCTACTACTAACCTCAATAAGTGACATCATCCGTATCACTACTGCTACTGCTACGTCAACCATTGAGGTGCATGCTAGCTATGTAGATGTGAACGGTACAACAATCACACCCGCACGAACTAATACTCGTATTACTACTGCGGCTACAACAACAATTGTTGGTAGCCCTGCCTCCGGTGCTCAACGAAACGTACGAGCTATATACATCACTAATAACAGTACAGAAACTTCCTGCGTTGTTGGTGTAGAACACTTTGATGGTACTAACTCTGTTGAGCTTATGCAGTTCCCGTTATTGCCCGGAGAAAACATGGGTTATCGGGAAGATGGCTCATGGGTTCACCGTGATCAGAACGGCGCTGAGTATCCTCCGTCAGGACTCGGAAACTATAACGGCATGAATATTGGCTTTATGAAGACAAGTACAGCCCCTGACGTTGCCGGATGCTGGTATTGTACCTCTAAAGATGCAGGTTATCCCGGAGCATGGGCCCCCGGAACGCCCGGAGTTAATGGCCGTGTTACTGATGGTACCACCACAGCTGACTTCGGATGTATCCCCATCCCAAATGCTTCTACAGGCGCTAACTATTTGACTGCCCTTGAAATGGCCGCAAGTGTAGTTCACACCAATGACTTTTTTGATGTACTATGGGTGAACTCTGGTCTGGTAGTAACTACCATTACGGCCCAAGCTATAACCACACCAACACTTCCTCCTAGAGATGTTAACGGTGCAACGTCTGGTGAGGGCTGTACTATTGCAATGTTGTTTACAGCTGCAGCAACCAACGCTGCTGCAATTGCAAATACAACAGTTAGCTACACTAATAGTGCAGGTACAGCAGGGCGAACAGCCACACTGTCGGCTATTGCAGGATCACAAATACCTGCTACACCCGTTATCGGTACTATCGTATGGTTCCAGCTCGCCGCCGGAGACAAGGGTGTTCAGTCTATTCAGTCAGTTACTCTTGGTACTTCTCTGGTTACAGGTTCTATCAGTATGATGATCTGCCGCGATATCAGTAAAATTGGTACTGCAGTAGTCAACGTATCTACACCTAAAACAATTGGCGCTCCCGGAATAAGACTTTATAACGGTACATGCATGCTACATAACATACTTGCTTCTGCTGCTACGGCGACATTCTTCAGTGGTTCTTTAGCTGTGATGGAGAAATAACAATGATACTGGTTGGCACTAAAAATGGTATAACCGAAGTCTGTGTCAGCATTGACCCTGACTACCTTCAAACACTGCAGGATATGTACCCTGAGTTAAACTTCAGTGAACAACTGGAAAGCCAACCTGCTCCTACCTCTACACCAGTTATTGGTAAAGTAATGAGTAGGTTGGAGTTCCGCAGGTTATTTACTGCTTTGGAGCGCATCTCTATAGACAACGCTCCTGAAAGTTTATTACTTCCTTTGGAAGCAAGAGCAGCAATGCGCACAATGCTCTCTGACTTGTCAGTAGCGGAGCAGGTTCATCTTGATGATCCTGATATTATTAGTGGTGTTACGTTTATTGCAAGTCTTGGATTGATAGCTCAAACAAGGGTAGCAGAAATACTTGGCACCTAATGTTAACGGTTTGTAATTACAGGGAGTAACTTATGCCAACAATCATCGGCGCTCCCGTTACAGGTAACTCAGCAACGGGTAACCTTGCCTTAACCAAGACGCTGACCGCAGGGAGCACACTGCTACTTGCAATCTCGGAATATAACAACGGCACAGGTACAGGTATACCCACTGTTAGCGGTGGTGGTACTTGGTCGCAGGTTGTCTCTGGAAATGTTGTAGCATTCCACAATGCAGTCAGCATCTGGAGACTTGATGGTGTAGCGGCTGGCAGCACAACCATTACCATCACTCCTAACAACACCAATGATTCTTTGGGTGGTGTACTAACGGAGTGGACCGCGCTTGCTGCTGTAGATAAATCCTTGGGTGGTGGTGCTTTTGGGGCAAACCCAACAATCGGCCCGACAGCTGCTACAACAACTGCATCAGAAGTTGTATTTGCAGTTTGGGGCGATGACTCACTATCGCGTACTGGCGCAACAATCCCTGCAACGGGGTATACCAGCGCAGGGAGCATATCAACCAACACATCGCTCGCTGCTGACTACAAAATTGTTTCTGCCACAGGTACGCAAACAGCATCTTGGGGAACGCTGACTTCTGCCGATCAGTGGTCTGTTGCTATTGCCACCTTTGCCGATGGTGGGGCAACTGCCACTACTCTCACAGGACCTACAACAGGTAACGTAAGTGTAGCATCCACAAACTTTACAGTCGGCGCAAATGGTCCAATATCAGGTACTGTCGTAGTAACGCCTAACGATGGTGCAGGTGGAGGAACCTTCACGCCTACAACGGTAGGTATCAGCACAGGGTCTCCCACAGGAACCTTCACTTATACCCCTGCCAGCGTTGGTGCCAAGACGATCAGTACAACTAACGGTGGTGGTTTATCTAATCCAACACCAATAACATACGTATCAGTAACGCCACCTACACCCACGGATAAAGTAGGTGTATTTGATGAGTTACTACGGTATGAAACTTTCTTTGACAGCACACAAGTTCCTGCAGCATGGTTCTCTTATGAGCTTATTGGAGGAGCAACCTCGGGCTCGGCTCTTGTAGCAAGCCCTTCAAATCAAGCAGCAACGTCAGGAACTGGAACAGTATCACAAGTACAGATCCTTGTATCGGTTAATGTTTCCGAAGCTTCTACCTCAGGCACTGGAGCTATAACTCAGAATCAGCTTCTTGTTGGTGCTCCGGCATCACAGTCTGCAACTTCTGGTACAGGTATTATCTCTCAGGCATCTTCAGGTGTAACTCTCGTTTCAGCTAACAGTACGCAGGATCAAACCTCGGGTACTGCAAACATAATCCAAACGCAGATAATGGTTGGATCAGGTGCTTCTCAGGCACCAACCAGTTCCGCAGTAACAATATCGCAGAATCATTCGTTGGTTAAAGCAGATTCGTTACAGGCATCCACTTCAGGTACTGGCGTAGTAACACAGGTACAGATTCTTGTATCGGCTAATTCTTCAGAGGATTCTACTTCAGGAACCGGAACAGTAGCTCAAAACCATATACTTGTAAAGGCAGACTCCACACAGGCGTCCACCTCGGGTACTGGTGTTATCTCTGTTATTGGGTCTCTTGTTGTAGCAAATAGTACTCAAGACCAAACTTCGGGTACAGGAACAGTAACTCAGAATCATGTACTAGTTCATGCCAACTCCTCTGAAGCTTCTACTTCAGGGACTGGTGTAGTAACCCAAAACCATATATTGGTTGGTGCAGGTTCAAGTCAGTCAGCAACGTCTGGAACCGGAGTAATAACGGCTGGTAACGGTCTTGTTGCTGCAACATCCACACAGGATCAAACCTCAGGAACCGGAGCAGTAACACAAGTGCAAATACTTGTGGCAGCAAACGTTTCAGAGGCTTCTACCTCAGGCACTGGTGTAGTAACTCAGGTTCAGTTACTTGTCTTTGCAAACAGTACCCAAAACCAGACTTCTGGCACAGGAGTCATTAGCCAGTCGTCTTCAGGTATAACTCTTGTATCTGCAAACTCAGATCAGGCTGCATCCTCTGGAACTGCTGCAGTAACTCAGAACCATATCCTTGTCAAAGCAGACTTATCGCAGTCGGCTTCGTCAGGCACAGGTGTTATGGGTGTACCTCAGTTGGTGGCTGCAGACTCTACTCAAACAGCAACATCCGGCACAGGATCTATAACGGTATTCCGCAATCAGACTCTTGTAGTCACTGATTGGTCTAACAGCTATCAGTACAATTTGTCCGGATCAGGCGCTATTACCCAAAATCATCTGGTGGTATCTGCTACTGCGTCTCAGGTAAATTATTGCACAACTAATATCGTTGGTAACAACGTTATACTTGTTGGAGCAGGTAGTTCTCAAAGTGCAAACTCCGGAACGGGTATAGTAAGCAAAGCATCTACTCTGCTTGCAAGCTCAAGTAATCAACAAGCATCCTCAAGCGCACCGCCAGCTTCTGCAGTACAAGTATTAATTACAAATACTGCATTGACGTCTTGGACGGTACCCTCTAACTGGACTTCTGCAGGAAGTACTGTTGAGGCTATTGGCGCTGGTGCTTCGGGTACCAGTCCGTTTACTGCCGTTAACGTAGGACAAGCTGGAGGCGGTGGTTGCTACGCTAAAATAAGCAATGTAAGTCTAACCGCAGGAGATGTAGTAGGTATCTCAGTTGGTCCTACAACCACAGCAGAAAGTAATAATGGTGGTGACACATACTTCCAATCCACTTCAACGCTACTAGCTAAGGGTGGATACCGTGCGGGGTCAGGGTTCAGCTCTCAGATATCAGCTTGTGTTGGAGACGTTAAATACGCCGGAGGAGGTGGTGACGTCGGAGGTAATGACGCCGGAGGGTCCAATGCAGGTGGCTCAGGCGGTGGTGGAGCAGCAGGACCTAACGGAGCAGGAGCTAATGGTGTAACCGGAAGCTTTGTTAATGTTGGTGGAGTCTATTCCGGCGGAGCAGGAGGTCGCGGAGGTAACAGCCTTGGTGGTCTGGCTGGTGCTGCTGGTAACTCATCTAATAGCGGCGTAGGTGGTAATGGGGGTAACGGTACCGAATGGGGTTCTGTTGGTTCTGGTGGTGGTGGCGGTGGCGGTGCTGCCTCTATTTCTTATCTTGGAGCAGCATTGCCCGGAAATGGTGGGCTCTATGGCGGCGGTGGGGGTGGTGCAAGCACACTGTCTGACCAATCATCGTTTGGAACTGGCGGTCAGGGTATCATTGTAGTTACTTACAACCCTACAGGTAGCCTCGTTGTAACCCAAAATCACCAGCTTACAAAACTAAACGCAGACCAGTACTCAACCAGTTCTGCAAACGCAGTATCACAATCACAATCATTTGTGGCTGCAGGTTCGACGCAGAATGCATCTTCAGGTGCAGGTAATGTCACAGTATCTCGTACGCTTGTTGCAGCAAATTCTAATAATAGCAACAATAGCACGGCAAATACCCTTACGCAGAATCATGCTCTAGTCGGAGCCTTATGCGGACAGTCCGGAAGTAGTACTATTAATAGTATTATACAGGGTCATGTATTAACGTCTGCTGACTGCTTTGAGATTAATACCTCAGGAAATGATCAGACAATAGTGTACTGTTTTGGATTCAGTACAAGTAAGTATAAGGTCGAAGTACCTAAACAGATTAATCTAACTTCGGTTAAACCTCCTCGGGTTTCTGTGGGTGTACCAACCCCTATCTATTTAACAAGTCTCAAACCAATAAACAACAAGGTATCTGTACCAAAGGAAAACTATAATGGCTATACTCGCAACGTTCGATAAGCAACCTATTGAGGTGCAAGACTACGATATCTCTTTTGTTAATTGGCTTTTAGCTCTTGCTGATTCTGCAGAGACCGTAACAGGTTCTGCAAGCGCAGGTATCAACCTGATATCCACAGAAATAGACCCCGATGGGGTTGTAAAGGTGTGGGTATCAGGAGGTACTGATGGCCAGAGCTATACTATTGTGGTAGTCGTTACTACCCTTGGTGGCAGAGTTAAACAAGCAGAGATTGTTATCAAAGTGAAGGATAAATAATGGCTCAACCAGTAAGTGATCTTGGCTCAGGGGGGTTCACGCCGGACCCTCCTTCCGTGATGCTACCACCGAACGTATTCTCAGATGTACTCAATGTACGTTTTGATGACTCTTCGGTGAGTACCACTACGGGAGAAATCCTGTCCAGAACCGTGGCGATAATTCCTGACTATGGTATCCACTGGAGACGTCCTGATCAGGGCTATAATATCTTTGCTAAGGACGGTAACATTGTCCGTGTAAATGCTGCTGGAGGTGTCTCCACAATGTTTACTGGTGGTGCTCCTTATGTTGGAGCTGACTGGCAGGGATGTACCTTTAATGGTGGCTTTGCTATTATCCTTAATGATGGAGTCAATACACCTTTGTACTGTCTCTACGGAGACCCTTCAGCAGGATCTTCATTTCAGCCTCTACCTAACTGGAACTATATTGGGGGTCTTACTGTTACTGCAAAAGTAATCAGATCCCTTAACTACTCTTTGGTTGCTGCCAACCTTAAGCTTGTTTCTGGAGGTGTAACAACATATGCTCCGGGAACTATCAGAGTGTCTGTTCAAGCAGCTACAGGAAGTATACCCACCGTATGGCAACCTGGACTAACCACGGATACCGCAGATGAATTCGAAATTAGCTCTACATCACCTGTCCTTGATATGCTTACTCTTAGGGGCAACATGTTCGTTTATTCTAGCGACAGTATTTCTATGCTCTCTATTGCTGGAACTACTCGCGTTGCTCCCTACAGCAATACTTATGGTATCCTTAACACTGACTGCGTTGTTGAGTACGATGGCAATCATTTTGTGGTTGATCGTAACGATATATACGCTCATAACGGAAGTGGACAGATAACATCCTTGGCAGAGGGCCGTGTAAAGAAATGGTTTTTCAGGAATCTTAATCAAGCAGCTATCAATAAGGTAGTTGTCGTAAAGAACCCTCAGTACAAAGAGATCTGGATATGCTTCCCTATGGGGTCATCTACATCGAACAACATGGCTCTTGTGTTTAACTTTGCTTCTAAGACGTGGACAAAGAGAACTCTTGGTAATACAACTTACGTGTTTAATGGTCCGGCCAATGTATCCAACGCGTGGCAGTACGGCAAAGAACGTCTTTATATGACCACTACAGGAACACAGACCCTGCAGACGGATGACGTGTATACTATGTGGGATGGAACTGCTCTGGCAGGATATTCCTCGTATGTCGAAAGGCTAAAACTTAACGTAGGTGATCCATCGCATAATATGGTTATAAGCTCTCTTTATCCTTTGTTTGATCGGGTACCTTCTACTGCAGCAATAACTATCAGGGTTATAGGCCAGAATAATTATACAAAAGACTATGACTTGTCAGTTGATAACGGTGGCCTTGAAGATACCTTCACAATATACCCGACCGCAGAAAATAACCAGAGCTATAAAGTGGACCCGCGAGTGTCAGGTCGATTAATCAATTATCGGATAACATCCACGGACTACTGGCGTATACCTACTTTGTATATTGACGCCAAGCCAACAGCAAGGAGATAACATGCTTACAGCACCTATAACTGGTGATCAAGAATTAGATTCATTCTTGTATAATATTGGAGAAACCCTGTCCAGTTATACAGGTGTTACCACTACAGGTGGTGGAAGTAGCAGCTCATATACCAATCCTAATGCAGGTACCGCCACAGGATACCCTTACAGGTATATGCATATTAAGTATGCAGATGATAATGTCGGTACTGGTTTTGCTAATACGCCCTCTGGAAAAAAGTTCTTTGGTATATATAACTCTGACTTGAGTACTGAATCGACAAACCCAACAGACTACACTTGGATTGAGGCGTCTAACGGAGGGTTTGGTACAGGGTACGGTCTGTGGTATGTTGTTACAGCCGGACGACAATTTAACTATTATATTAGTATAACAACTCCAGGAACTTTATATAGTGTTGATGGTGGGGTTGCAATCGATCTTAATCTGATATCCACAATTGCTACCCAGTCTGCCAGAGTAGCTTACTCTTTGGTGTTTGATTACCTATCGGCATCTCCCTCCTTTTATACCTCAACAGGATCATTATCGGTGCCTCCAATTAATACTTGGTCCGGCGGTGAAACATGGTCTTCGGTTGTTCCTTACCTAAGTCCGGGATCTACTATGTATCAAATTGATGGTATATTCGATACATCTACTGGATTGACTACGTGGGGTCCACCTTATTTAGCTAAACTCAAAGTAGGAAGTCTTACTGCAAACAATATTATTGTGGGTGATGCACCCAATATTAGTGGTACTACCATGACAGGTAGCGGAGCTCTTATAAAGACTAATGGTACTTTTGCCCTTGGTGACGTTAATCGTAACGTCGTTAATAACGGTTCTGTACTTTCTATTAATGGTTTTTTAACACCTACAACATTTAGTACTTACGCTGCCGTATCTGGTACTACCACCTTTCCTGTAACAACAGTAATATCTACTCAGAGCACAGTAACACCTGTTACTATGAACAGTAGTAAATTTCTTATTAATGCTCATGGGGTTCTGAATGCATATTGGAATGGGACAGTAGAAAGAATGATCGCGGGTACAGTAGAAGTAATTGCGTACGATAATACCAAAGGTTCCTACATATATGTTACCGGATTCTACACAGTACCTGCTCCATTAGCCAGCTATGTAAACTATTTTGTTACCCCGAACCAAGCATCAAACGTAAAGATGCCTTATTCATTTTCAACTCTGGGATATTCTTTTGCGGGTACTCTATCTTATTCAGACGGTACGCCTGTAATATGGGCAGGTCATAGTATAAGTTTCAGTATAAGGATAACCACGAAATGTACTTTAGTAAATTCCCTTGGTACAGGTATAGCTGAACTTTATGGAGCACCTGACGCTAATGGGTACATAAGCATAATGGACTTTGCAATATGACAAATATCTTCGCATTAACCCAAGATCAGGTAGCTTCTAACTGGAATCGTATCTCAGAGTATCTTACCCGAGTTATTGAAACAGGTCAGGGCGAATCTTCCCTGACAGACTACCTTCGTAAGTGTCTTAATAACCAAGCAATATGTTGGGCGGTTATGACTGCGGAAGGTAATATTGTCGGAGTAGGTCTCACCGAAATCCTGCAATACAGCCAACATAAAACACTTCATATTATTGCCTTCAGCGGTGATAACTTTGATGAACAAGCACAAGTATTCCCAACCATTATTCAATACGCAAAAGATTGCGGTTGTAAATCAATTGAACAATGGGGCCGTAAAGGTTGGGCCAAAGTATTACCCAAGTATATTCCTGAATTCAAAGAAGTATACACAGTTATGAGGATAGATTTATGAAATATAGTTACGGTAAAATAACTAAACGTGCTGGAGGAGGCTCGGGTGGGGGTGGCTCCACAACTACTTCGCAGAATGTTCCACCGGAGTTAATGCCTTATTTGGTTAATGCCAATCAAAATGCTCAGGGAATGTTCCAGTCAGGAAACCTTTCGCAGGTAGCTGGTGCAACAGGGAATCAACAAGCAGCCTTCGGTGGTGGTGGGCAAGCCATTGCTCAGACAGGTGGAGCCGGACTTGATACGTTATCCAGCCAACAAGCTCGCTTAAGTAGTATGGCGATGGCTCCATCTGCTGCTACTCTTGACGCTCAAAAGAATGCTATTGTTCTTGATGCACAAAAAGCTACTGCAGGAATCAACAGCAACTTCGGTCAGAATGGTGCTTTGGGTTCTGCGCGTAGTGCTGTCATGCAGGGTGCTCAGAACGCAGACACTACTGGTAAGCTTGCCCAAGTAAATGCTGACTACGAGAACAAGATGTTCCAGAATCGTCTTCAGGCAGAGTCTGCTATTGGTTCCTCTGTTGGACAGTCCAGTCAGTTGGCTAATGCTACGGCATCCGGACTGGCTAATCTCGGTAATCAAGAGCGTGGTATTAATCAAAGTCAACTTGACGCAGGTTGGCAAGGTCTTCAGCGGTATGCTTCTACTGTGTATGGTAATCCAGCACGGCAGACAACTACCCAATCTGGTGGAGGAGGTAAATAATGGCTGGCGGCTCAGGAGTCCCCTCTAACATTGCTGCTGCTCCGGCAGCTCTCACTCAACCAAACTTTCACGGTAGTGGCTCCTACGCAAATATGTTCGCCGGAGCACACACGTCGGAAGCACCTCAGGCAGGTGGCTCTAAGGGTGGTGGTATACCCATGACCCATGGTTTTGCACCTATTGGTATGGACCAATCTAACGCAGCTATTGCGGCATTGCATCCTGCTCCAGTAGAACAACCATCCATCGGCCAAAATAGTGGCTGGAGCGAGCACTAATATGAGTTACCAAGATCCTTGGGCATGGATGGACCAACAAAAACCAGCCGTACAGACGGTACCTAATACCGTAACTTATCAACAACAACCTGAAGCACAGCCTATACAGCATGTTCAGGAACAACAAGACCCTCTTACAGGGCTTGTTACTGGCATTGCCATGAATCGTGGTGCCAATCAAATGATTAACGCTGCCGATGCAGGTATTAATTATAAGGCACCTCTAAGCCAATACAGTATTGCAACACCAGCTACAAACGCAGGTCTTTCAGCTGGTGCTCCACAAGCAGGTATTGCACTTGCTCCTGCTGCAGAAAGCTCTTTGGCAGTTGCAGGAACAGCACCAGCAGTTCTTGGCGCTGAAGCCGCTGGAGGTGGTCTCACTGCAGCTACCCTCACAGGTGCTCCTATGGGTGCCGCCGCTGCAGGTGGGGCCGGAGAAGCTATGATGGGTGCAATGGGTCCTGTTGGATGGGGTATGCTAGGTCTTATGGCAGCTAAACGATTGAAATTATTTTAAGGAGTTCCTATGAATGGACCACTATCCGGCAAGCAACATCGGGAATACTTGAAGTTTGCTGCTAAGGAAAAACGTGAAGATAACAAAGCAGAGTTGGAAGAAACTCGCAAGCAAGAGCTTCATGAAATTAAACTTATGGAAGCAGCTAACAAAGCTAATCAATCTCTGGGACATAAAGAGAATGAGCACAAAGCTAAGATGTCCGAGCATGGTGGTCCTCTGAGTGCAGGTATGATTCTTGGCTCAAAGAATGTTGAAGCAATTAACCCTGCTATGACATCTACTGTTCAAGGTAATGGTTCGCAGCTTACTCAAGGGCATGCCAACGGTGGAGTCATTGGGAAGCCTCTGTCAGGACAACCTCGCGTAGGTGGCAGACCTCTTGGTGGACGTCACCCTGTAATGCCCTCCGACACAGTACCCGCAATGCTTACTCCCGGAGAAGCTGTTATTCCTCGTGCTGCTGCTCAAGATCCTCGTAACAAACCCGCTATTCAGAGGATGGTCCAGCAAGGACGTCAGGCCCAAGGTATGCCTGTAAATGGCTTTGCTAATGGCGGTATGGTTCCTACAATGACTGGTAAAGTACAACTGCAGAATCAACTTGCGGTTATGCCTCAAGTAGGTCCAAAGAAACATCGCTTGGGATATGCGGACGGTACTACCGGAGTTCCTGTTACGGCTCCTGTAGAAGAAACTTACTTGGAGAAGCTTAAGCGTGTTCTTGGTAAGAAAGATGTTCCAGTTGAGGCACCACAACTAGGTGGTATGGTAGGACAAGCTCAGGAAGCATTGAAGACTCGTACCAAAAAGTTGGATGATGAAATCAATAAGCAGATTAACGGTTACGCAGGAGGTACTACCGAAGTTCCTGTACCAGAGAATGAATCTTACCTTGACAAAATCAAAAGAGTGTTTGGTCAAAAGGATGTACCTGTAGAAGCGCCTAAGCTAGGTGGTATGGCTGGACAAGCTCAAGAAGCTCTTAAAACTCGTACAAAGAAAATTGACGAAGAGATTGATAAGCAGCTTCGTGGGTATGCTGATGGTGACGAATATGTTGAGTCCCCTCTAGCCTACGATAGTTCTGCAAGGTTGTCTCGTCAGGGAATTGATCCTGTTGTAATTAGTGCTCCATTAACGGCGACATGGTCCCCCGAATATCAAAACAAAACTTTTGGTATTGAGTCTGGAGGCAAAGCAACAGCACAAAACCCTCGCTCTACTGCAGGGGGACTTGGCCAGTTTACGGCAGGTACTTTTGAAGGCTTGAAAAAGAATAACCCAAATGCTTCTTACGCTAAAACCGCATTCAAGTCCCCTGAATATTACTCAGGAGTAGTTCAAACAGATCTGATGAAAGATTATACTAATGAAAACAGTAAGGCTTTAGTTAATAAAGGCATTACCCCAACAAATGCAGATCTGTATGGTGCTCACTTTTTAAACCCATCAGAATATGCTAAAGTAGTTAATGCACCTCAGGATGCAAAGCTTGACAGCTTCTTGCAAGAAAAAGATTTGGCGGCAAACCCACACCTACGTGGAATGACAGCAGGTCAATTTCGTAATATCAACCGACAAAAATACGGAGAAGATATTGAATACTCTTCAGGGCCAAACGGTCGCAAGGTAAACCCCACGGTTGTTGACCCTTTAAACCCTGTAGCACCACCTCCTTCAATAAGCAAATTTGGATATGATGTTCAAACAGTAAGCCCTAATTGGCTGACTAAACCTAATGACGCTTCTCCAAACGCAGAACGTAGGGCAGAGGGTACTTATAAGGTTACAGACCCTGCAACAGGAAATGTTGTAAGTATTCCACAACCTCAAAGCTCTGCATTTAACCGAGCAGTGACACCCTTTTCAAGTAAAGAAGTTCCGGAACCTACTACTTCGGAACCCACGCCTACTGCGACAAACGAAGTGCCTCCTCCACCAACTGATTTACTTAATAAGTATCTTGCGGGTGTTACACAAAATAATCAACCAACCTTGGCAGAAGCAGAAAAGACTGCTGCACAATTACCTCCAGAACAAAAGCAATCTTTTTGGGAAAGTATTCTTAAAGATTTATACGGTGGTAAAGATAGTATGTTCAACCAAAAAGACCTTATTAGGTTTATTGGTGGTGCAGCTTTTCGTGCGGCTACAGGTGACAACATTAATCGTGCTCTTCGCGGTGCGTCTGTTGACACTATTACTACCTCCGATAAGCGGCATACCTTTGAGCAATCCGAAGATGCTGCATTGAATCGCCAAAAAATTAGCTTTGATCAGCAAGATGAGAGGGATATGACTAAAGACTTGCGTGCTCAACACACAGAATACGTTAAAGATGGTTACGCGCCAGATAACGTTCGTAAGTATATTGAGTCAGTTCGTAAAGATCCTAAGCGTCTTGGTGACCCTTCTTTGCTTGGTGAACCCAAAACAACAGTAACTAACACTGGTGAGCTTAAAAAGTACACTATGAATGCTGGCCCTTTAATGGGCGAAGTTGTATGGGGCCAACCTGTTAAGTACGCCACAGGTCGCCGTAAAGGTGATGAGGATGTTTTGATTAACGGTATCCCAATGAATCAATACGCAGCTACCCTTTCGCGCAATAGTCCTGACAAGGGCTATTTGTACGATGGTTATCGTGCAGTACCCTACGATGATGCTCTTCACTCTAAGGCAGCACAAGCAGCTACCTTTGATTCACTTCATAAGCAACTTAAGGATGATACTGAATCGGCTATTCGTGCAGCCGCACCTAAAGACCAGCATAACAATGCCAAGTCAATAGGTCTTGACGCAGCTACAATTGCTAACCAAGCAGCTAAGTGGGCTGTTACCAGTGGGTTGAATCCGCAAGACCCTCGTGTTAAATCTGAAATGAGTACTATAACAACTGCAGCTGTACGTCAGTTTATTCTTGATCAAAAAGAGAATATTGATGCAGGTAAAGTAACTGTTAACGACATAACACCTTACATCGCAGCTAACCGATTGGTGGCTCAACAAGGTATTAGTCCTGCTGACTTTACTATTGGTAACAAGCGTATGAGTGCGGATATGATTGCAGGTTTAGATACAAAGCTTAGTAATAAAGTTAAACGGCAAGAGGATGAAAGTCCTTCTGCATACTACAACCGTCGTGTTGATACCTTGAAAGATATCAAAATGGCTTACCAAAAAGAAGTCAAAGATAAGACACTTAAATTTGAAGACAGCAAAGAGCAGTCAGCGTTTTATCAATACGCAATGTCTAAGCTTAAATAACTGAAAGGAATATATGGGGCAATTTGATGATGCATTAAGGCAACAGGGAGAAGTCCCTTATGTTCCTCCTCTTAAGCAAGTACCATACAACAAGGATGGCGACACGTTTGAGTTACTAGACAGTACGTCCCTGCGGCTACCATCGGTTAACACTCGTGAAACTCAGAAGATTGGTACTGTAGCCGGAGACTTCTCACCTTCCTATACTGGAGCAGATGCTCAAACGGAAATGGTGCGGCGTATTAGAGCTGAAAAGGGTTTTAATAAGCCTGTTCTTACAGAGAAAAAAGATAAGTACAATCGAGTTGTAGGCGACTTGGTTAACGATCGCGGAGAAGGTCTCAGCGACTACCTTGCTGCAAACCGTCTTGCGGATACAACTACGTTTGACCCTAATGCAAGTAACCGCAGAGATTTTGCAGACTTTGATAAGGCTATAAACCGACAACAGTTTAAAGCACCAACAAAAGAAGATAAATATCTTAATGCAATGAACAGTATTTTCAATGAAGATACTTTCATGGCAAAGCTTTATGCGCCTGACGCAAAATCTTATGGTGCTACTCTTGACCATCAAGGTAACAACCCCTACTATATTGCCCCAGCACAGATAAAGTCTGATGAAAACTATAAGGGTGAAGCTCGAAGTAACATAGCTACTGGTTGGGAACAAGGCATGGCCAGCATGAAGCAGGGTGCTTGGGCAAGTTTAGATATACTTGGCAACTCCATTGGTAGTGATTACTTGCAGACAATGGCTCAGCGTAAGACAAATGCTTACGAAGCTGACTTAAGTGACCTGCCTAATCTTCGTAATGGCAATGCGTTTAATGAAGACGGTAAGTGGACTCTTGATTCTTTTTCCAAAACATCTGATTGGCTTGTTGGTAATGCCTTTGCTTCTGCACCTCAAATGATGCTCTCAATTGCGGCTACTGCTGCAGCACCTCTAACCATGGGTGCTTCTTTGTCTGCACCTGCAATTGTTTACGCCGGACAGACATGGCAAAACCAAGAAAGTAAAAATGCAACCTTTGCTATTGGCTCAGGTATTCTTCAGGCCGCACTTGACAATTTCTCTATTGGACATATTCACGGTAGCTTCTTTCAAAAAGAAACTCGTGATAAGGTTATTGAAGAACTAGTTAAAAAGGGTTATTCAAAACCAGCTGCAGAAGAAGCACTACTGGATAGTGCCAAGAAGTCTATTAAAGATATCACTGACTTCAGTAAGCTGCAAGCGTTTAAAGATGCAGAGCAAGCAACTAAACAAGTAAAATGGACTGCAGAAAGATCTTTGGGTCGTCTTCCTTCTATTGTTGTTGGCGACGCTTTGGCTGAAGGTGGAACAGAAGGCTTACAAGAGCTTACTCAATACTTCGGTGAACAAGGTTCTCTGAGTTTGCCTGACAATCAAACAGATATGTCTGCGTTGAAGAACCGCGTGCTGAATGCTTCCGCAGGTGGTGTTGGTCTTGGTGGTGCATTCGGTGCAGGTGGTCATTTGCTGTTACGTGGAACTACTAGCGCTGATGTAACACCTAAGATGAATGATCTCCAACGGCAAGCAAGCTTGATTAACACTTTTGGATATGTACCTAATGCGTCTGAGCAGATTGATCGTGCTGTACAAGGTAGTGAAGAAGCAAACCTTGCGGATCTAGCTCAAGCAGAAAACCTCCGGCGTGAAACTTCTGGAGTAACTAGTGCTATCAGCAATTGGTGGCAGAACAAAGGTGTGAAAAGCCTTTGGGATAAGTGGTCAAATATGTTTACAGCCGATGGTAAAGAAGGTAATAACCTTTTAGCATTACAATCACTGCTAGGTTCTTCTCGTGCTTTCAATGGTGGCAGTATTGAGGAACAACAACGACATATGGCTCAGCAACTGAGTAATATGTTTGGTTCTCCTGACGAAATTAAAGTAGCATTTGGCACAAAGTCTCTTGCTGAAATCAGTATGCTTTTGTCTGATCCTAAAATCACTGAAGCAATCCTTAAGCTGAATCGTGTTAGTGAAGGTCTTGACGTTAAAGGAGTTCGTGATGCTGTAACTCGGTATGACCTTAATGCAGACATCGGGGCTCACAATGTTAAGTACCGTGAGGGTATTATTGCTTACACTGAAAAGCTTGGTGCATTGGTTAAGGAGTACAACAGAGTAACCGGACAAGAGCTATCTTTACAACAGGCCCTAGAAAGTAAACCCGTTAACAAACAAGCTATTGCTCGTAATACAGGAGAATTCAAAAAGCTCTTGATGCAACACATGAAACTAGCTCCGCACGAAGCAGACGAAGTTGTTAACAAGATACTTAACAACGTAGATGTCAATGCAATTACAGACCCAATGGAAGCTTTCTTTGGTGCTTCTGATCCTCTAGCTGATTTAAAAAATAGAACTGAACAAGCATTAAATGACCCTGCAGTCAAGACAGCCTTCCATAAGTTCCTGCATCACGACCCCCTTGCCAATGCCAGTTCTTTGGCAGCTAAAGGTGCAGCTATTTATACTCATAAAAACCTTTTAGGTAAAAATGGAAGTCATCTGGCGGCTCTGGTTAAAGGGGCAATTGACGAGGGATCTATCAGCCCTGAGCGTGGATCTATGTTTGCCAAAGAGCTTCAAGACTGGATTGCAATGCGTAATGGTGAGTATCACCCTGTAAATAACCCTTATGTGAAAGGTGCCCTTGATACTGTTAATTTCCTTTCTGTGGTTAGTAGTCTTCCTTTGGCTGCTATCTCTAGTACCGTAGAGTTCGCTCAGGTCTATCGTCATTTGACAATGCCTCAAGCTTTGAAGGCAACTAAAGCACTCTTAAAAGGCTTTGGTGCGGAAATGGCCAATGCAATACAATCTCTTGGGAAGAATCCTGAGAAGTCACCACTTGTAAAAGATTACCGTAACACTTTGTTTGTTCATGGATTCTCTGCCGAAGGTGATATGGGTCACAGGCAAGATGTTATTAATGGAATATTTCGTAAGTGGACTGAAGGTTTCTTTAAGATGACTGGTCTAACCAGTGTAACTAACATTACTCGCTTTGCTAAGTTATCTATTGGTGCTGATGCTATTAACAACTGGAACAACACTATACTGCAAGACCTTAAGGATAGCCCTAATGGGCCTCCTACACAAAAGGCACAAGATGCAAGAGAGCATCTGATACGTATTGGTGTGGATGTTGATTGGATGCTTAACGCAGAACCATCACATCCTGATTATGAACAACGCATGCGGGAACAACTCACTACAGGCGCTCATAATTTTACAACTGAAGCTGTTATTCATCCTACAAAAATGAATCGGCCAAAGTTTTACAACGATCCTTATCTGCAATTGTTTACTCAGTTTCAGGGTTACACTTCGGCGTTCACAGCAAATGTGTTGCCGTTGTTGCTAAAAGATCTTCGCAAGTCAGGTTCAGCAGATCAAGTTAACGCTGCTGCTACGGCTGCTATGATGATGGCTCTCACCTTCTTTGCGTTGTATATGAAAGACCTTATTAAGTACGGCGAATCCCCACCTGAATGGCTTAAAGATGACAAGAAGTTTCAACGCTTTATAGGTCAGGCCGGATTCCTTGGATCAGGACAACGCGTATGGGATGCTATCTCACCAACAGTACCCGAATCTACAAAAGCAAAAGGATTTGCTGCAACAATAGCCTCTAATGTTGCTGATCAAGCCCCTGCTTTAGCATATCTAAACAAAATAGATGATGCTCTATCCGCTAAACCCGGACACAAGACACAGACTTTAGTAAGAACATTGCCTGTGTTTGGAACAACACCAGCTTTCGCAAAGTATTTGCAGAAAGAACTAGGAGATTATTAAATGAGTAAGTTTTCAAGCTCTGGCAACTTTAATTCCCAGACAACCCCTATTGAGATTCCTAAGCCTGCTCCGGTACCTCCGTCAGCTAATACCCAAAAGAACTTTGGACAAGACCTGGCAGGTCAAGGTCTTATTATGGACCAGTCTGCGCTGGATTATACTCGTGCAAATGCTATGGGTGATCTTCCCGAGAATAGACAGTCTACAGGGAGTGCAAACAATTATAGTGTACCTGAGTTTACCGATGAATTTGCACAGCAAGCTCAGCCGGAAGAAGCTGTTCAAGAACCCTTCCCTAATCAAGGGCAACCCCAATTGGAAGCAATGGGGCCGGACGGTCTACCTTTGAACATTGAACAAGCCAGAGCGCACTACGAAGAAACTATGAGACTGCAAAAGCTTAATGCTTTGCGGGGTTCCGAGGGTTTCCGTAATGAAGAAGAGCTTCAGCAAGCTTTTTCTATGGCTAGACCTGATACTCAAGAGTCAGCGACTATCATGAAGACTGCTCGTCGGATTGGCGATACCCTGAATTCAATGACAGTATCCCAAATTGATGGTGGTATTGGTATGAACGCCCATTCGAACGGTCTTGTAGCTCTTATGGAAGGTTATCACCTTAAGAGTGCTCCGGCAGCAGCTGCCCTTGCCACGAAAGTATTGGCTATTACCGCTCCAATTTTTATGGGTGCTGAAGAAGTTAAAGATGGGGATATTGCCAGTGGACATAAAGAGGCGGCTGACTCATTGGACTTCCTTAATAGCAACGAATTTGGTTCTTTGTTTGAAGATGAAGGTATTGTAGAACCACAAGCCAAAGTAGGTAAGATTGATAGAGACACTGCTATTGGTGTATTCGGTAAAGGCCTCCAAAACCTTACAAGGCGTACTGCTGTAGATCCATTAACAGGACAAGCTCTTAAACCGCTGTCTACAATGAACTCAAATTATGGCGGTGCTCTTCTGCTTAACGCTGCAGTTGAGTCAGGTACAATGCTAAGGGATATAGTTGACGGTAAAGAAATGTACCAATTCAGCCCGATTAATGGCCGCGAGTTTATTACTTCTTCACGTGGCCTTGCAGCTGACCTTACTGAAGGCGGTCGTGGTCGGTCGCAAGCTACGCCAGTTACTAACTTTGGTAATCCAGTTGGAGCACAAATCAATACTCGTCGCGGAGCACCTAACCGTGTTAACAAGACAGAAGTACCTGTGATGACTGAGACTATGCGTATTCTTGGGTCTGTGGGGTATGTACCTTCACCTGAACGCGCATTTTATGGTATCTTGTTTGGTATTAATGCTATTCATGATGCTGCAGGAGCTTTACCTTTACCTAGTATAGAGGGCGGCGGCAACTCATTTACAGCCAATAAAGACGCCCGTACTCGCTTACCTCTACCTATCCAAGGTATCCCCAATGTATCTAAGCTGATGGGTCTTTCAGCAGACGGTGCTACTGAGACTTCAGCATTTCGCGCACAAGCAACTGGCCTGATGAAGACTTTGAATTACAACTCTCAAAACATTCTTCATGGTGGTCTTCGTTACGCACCTCATTGGGCAGACTATGTTGTTCAACGCGCTTATAATGACGCCGAAGACTTAAATATGCAGGGTAATCTACCATTGCGTGCTACCCTTGGCGGTGTTAATGTAGCAATGAATGTCAGCAACACTCCTAAATGGCACACCAATCCAATTAGCAAAATGGAAGCCGGAGAAATCTGGAAGGGTATGCAAACGCAGTTCAATCAAAAGAACTTTGATTTGACTGATAAACAAAAAGAGTTCTCTTTCTTGGCAGTGCTAGGTAAGAACCTTGATGTTGGATCAGAGCGTGGTGTGCGTACCGAGTCATTACAAATTCATGACATGGTTAGCTTGGTTAGTCCTGAATTTATTGGTAAAGCAGCAGAGATTGGTGCAGTGCTAAAATCAGTTATTCCTACAGATAAAAACGGTATTGTCACAGCGGGTTTGAACCCTAAAACTCTTGAGGGGTTTCAGCTGACGCCAAAGCAACAGCAGGTAATTACTAACTTTGTTAATGGGTCTACCAAGAAGAATTGGGGATTCCGTTTGCAAGCTTACCTCGATGCAGCAGATTATCTGAATGCAAAAGAAAAGGGATTGTCCTTTACACCTAAAGCAACCACAGATATCGACATGAATTCTGCAGGTCGGGCTTTCCTTGCTGCTGATATCGGTAACGAGGTTGTTCTTCGCCGGACAGGTATGTTGTGGGATCCGTTTGTTGCACATGAGGGTGGTTTTGAGTCTACTCAGCCTGATGGTAACCCACGGTTTTACTTTATGAAGGTAGCAGCTGACAAAACAATCCATACAGCTGTTCCTGCTAATATCCCTGGACTGAAAGAAGCATGGCAAGACTTTTTTAATAAGACAATTGATGCAAAAGACTTTAGTAAGGCTGACGAATTTGGTAAGGGTGTACTGCTGACTACTGACTACGGCAAAGCTGCTCAATACAATTTTGATCAGGCAGTTAAGTTCCTTCAAAAGAATCCCGAGCTAACTCAAAAGCTGTTACCTTTATACGACAATAGCCGAGCTAAACTTGTTGAAGGTTTGAACGATATCTTCCATGCAACACTCAAGTCAGTTGTTGACATGAATCAAATGGCTTTACCTAAGCATTTGGTGTCTATCCTTCAAACACTTAACCGATTACCACAAGCGAAAGGCTATTGGGGTGAGACTCTTGGTATTGGTAGCTTCATGAACCAACCTACGGGCGACTTCATGCAGATCTCTAATGCCGACGGTACTACCACGCGAATACCTAAAACGGTTTCTCAAGTGGATTCTATGGGGCGTGCCAAAGAGAAGATGATTCAGGGTTATCAAGACGTAGATCCTAAAACGGGTAAGCGCCCTGATGATGTTCATTATGTGCCGGAGCCCGGAAGTGCCGCACGTAATCAGATTGGCCCTATCCTTGGACAATACCGTGAGTCGGTTCTTGTTGCTGAAACTCTTAATTATATCAACGGTGGTAAAGCACCTAAGGATATGAAGTTTGTGGCATCTGTGTTTGATAACTTGATTCTTAATACCGACAGCTATCTTGCGTTTATGCATGTGGCTAACAATATTGTCTTACCAAAGGTACTTGAGTGGAACGTTCAGGATGCTCTTATCTCTGACTTTACTAAACAGTACGATGATGGTCTGCGCAATTTGTCGGTTGAAAAAGAGGTAGACATTGGAGCTAAAGGTATGTTCAAAGGTTTGCTTATGAACTGGAGGCTCATGTATGGTTACTCTAAAGGTAATGTCGAAAGGTATAAAGCTGGAGATGGTCCTAAACCAAGTGAAAAAGACTTGATGATTGTTAAGACTATGGAAAGCTTACCCTTTGATATTAACTCTAAGGAAGATAGTTTAACGATATCCGGAAAGATGGCTGCTAAGTTGGTGCATAGTTACCAACAAATCAGCTTGAACTCTGTTTACAAAGATGATAAAGGTGAATACAAAAGCAAGAGTAAGTTGAGTGAGTGGCAGAAGCTTGGACAGAAAGAGAAGAATTACTACCTTGAGAAGATCAAGGAGATGGCTCGTCGAGGCTTAGTTTACTTCATGAACTAGCAAATAAAAAACCCCCTACTGGATTACTCCGGTAGGGGTTATTTTTTTTACGACATCAATGAGTTGATATTATTTTTAGCCAATGAGCGTAGTTTGTTAGCTTCGTTTAAGGCTTCTTCAGCAGTATAGTTTTTGCTGGTAGTTGGGTTGACAGTTCGCTGAAGACCTGCAACATTACGACCATGCATTTCATTTAGCATCCAGTCATTCATTTCAGGCTTGTACAAGAGATGGTCAGGGATAGTAATACCTGAAGATTCATACATGTCTTTCTTAAAGTCCATGTCATCATATTCGATACCCCGAAGGGCTGCACTGTTATAGCTTTTCATTCGATACTCTTTCCAATAGTTGCTTTGATTTTCCAATGTAGTTTGGAAAGACCCTTAAGGTAGTCTCCAAGATACGTCTGCAGTCCACCATACATTTCAGTTGATTGATACAGCCCCTGAGCGCAGTCGGCTAATACATCAAAAACTTTGTTGAGGTCTGTAAACATATCCGCTGAGGACATCTTACCCGCTTTAGCCTCAGACAGGCATGCAGCATCAATCATTGCCGCCATAGAGGGAAACGGTAGGGCGTCTAGTTGACGAAGTTGCTCGCCTATATCATCATGAGCAGCCCAAAGGAAGTCATAGATTTCGTTCAGCAAGCCATGGTCTTGCGCGAAGGTAGTACCTTGTACTGCAAAGTGATAATAGTGTGCTTTAAAGTAAGCAACAAAGTTGTCACTATGAAAGTTCTTTAAAGGGGAAACAAATCCTTTAGATTGGGTCATGAGTTGCCTCCATTAAGTATTCATCATAGCTGTTATTATGCTTCTGCTCAAGCTCTTCCTGCGAAGGGGTCTCCACAGGTTTCTTCTTACCGAAGATAGCCTCATAGTTGTTGTCAAACTTACTGGTGTCAGTAGGTCGTCGTGAAGACCCTTTACCCATATACTACCATCCAGTCATTTGCAAGGATGTCTGATTGAGACGCTAGCCAAGGCACAATGGAGCCATCCGCAGTACGCATATCTACGTGAGGGCAGTAATTGATAACTGTTCCTGCAGGATAGATACCAAACAATGGCGATCGAGATACCTCAAAGGTAGACCCTTGTACTAGAAACAAGAACATACCTTTTCCATTCCACCCTGATCGAGTAACTTTGTTACCTGCTTTTAGTGAATGGATTGCTTGTCCAAAATCAAATAGTTCGTTCATTTAGCTGCTTGCTCCTTCTTTGCTTTACGGTTATAGTCCTGACGTTTCAGAGCACGGTCACCTGCAGTACGTTTAGCTGCGTTATCATGAGCTTCTTTCTTGTCACGGTTAGATTCAATTTCTTTGTAATACATATCAGTCCTTGTTTGGGTTAGTCAACCATGCTTTAAGCTTGGCATTGTCCATGAAGCCTACAGAAGTCTTCAACCAGTTATCGTCACTATCAATAAGAATAAGAGTAGGTACCGATCGAATACCCCACTCACGAGTCATGTCAGGATCTTTCTTGACATCAACTTCGACAAGATCAATTTCGGGGAAGTCATAGGGTAGAACGTCTTCGAGTACCGCTTGCAGTGCCTTGCAGGGTTGGCACCAGTCACCACTGAACTTAAGAATTTTCATTTGTTCTTTCTTTAGATTGCACATGAGCCACTAGTGCAAGCAAGCATTTGAGCACCTTCTACGTTATCACGGTCTTCATGAAAGAGAGACCAGTCAATTACGGGCATTGTCATATGGTTGAATTGATCTTCATCAATTTCTTCGTAAGGGGCTTGGCGGTATGTACCACCGTCGTCAGGTAAGAAGCTGATGCCAGTACATTCATCGAAGTGCTCATACACCCATGCACCTACTTCCAGCCATTCATTGTCCTTGATGCTGATAGTTACTGAAGGCTTATGCTCGCAGTAATTACGCTGATATGCCAACCAGATTTCAAGATGTTCAATGGCAGTAAGGTCATTACGGGTTTTACCTTTAGCTTCTTGAGGGAAACTAAACACAACAGTAGTATCCGGCTTCATAACGCAGGGTTCATAAGCAACACCTTGGTCCATCAAGAATTGAGTCAATGGGTCTTTGATGTCCTGACGAATACGGCGAATGTAATACCGAGAGTGTCCGGCATGAATACCACTGGATGTTTGAGTAAGCTGAGAGACAGTACCTTCAGGCTTCACACAAGTAATAGCTGCAGAAGGATTAATTCCAAGGATTTCTGCCCACTCTTCATTTGTTTGCCGAGCAACTTCCCGAAGAGTTTCAAGAACAAATTTAAGAGATTTACCATTATCATCCATACGGTTTAAGTTTGGATTGTCAAGGATACCTGTCATAGATACACCTAACAAGCGTTCTTGCTCAGTATTCTTCTTCCAGATAGACCGCAGATAAGGGAACTCAGTCAGGGTTGACTGCATAGTTCCCATAATGGCAGCGAGTCTAACCTTGTGTTTAAGGGAGTCCAATGTATCGTATGGTGATACAACAACGGTACTGAGATTACAGAATTGATAGGGCTTGAGAATAATTTCGCTGCAAGGGTTGGTTCCATAGTCGATGGTACCATCACGACGACCCCACTTAGCTGCTTGCTTTTGGCTTGCTTCACGATTAAAGATTCCTCGTTCACCGGAGTGACTGTTGTAGATGTCTAGCCATTCCTTCATGAATGCACCGATAGAAGGTTTGCTGTCGTACACTGCAGAGTTATTTGCCAGTGCGCGTTCACCATGAGTTTCCCACCAAGCACCTGACTTAGCCGTGGCATGGTCATAGTCTCCGAGATCGCCCAAGGAAATCATTGCAGATCGTCTAACGCCACCGACCACCACGACTTCTCCGATCTTACACATGATGTCGTGAGCCTCGATAGGCTTGAGTTGGCGACCCTGTGCCGCCTTAAATTTTGTAACAGTGTAATCAAATAGTGAACACAAAGGGTCTGGTCCTGATGCTCGCCCACCGAAGGTCTTGAGTGGTGCTCCTGCAGGACGTACCTTTGATACGTCCCATTTAGGGATTTCGCCGAGGAACAGGTGCTTAACGAGTGATTTGTATGCTTCACACCAACCCTCCTTAGAATCTTCTACAACGATTGTACGATCGTATTCTTTTATAACAGGGATAGGTGGCAATTTAGAAACATAACGTTGTTCACAGCTGAAGCCGACACCAGTGCCACACAGAAGAATGTACGCTGCCTCGTCAAACGCACGACGGTGATCTACAGTTAGGTATGCGCAGTTATAAGCTGCTACGTTTGTGCGAGTAAGCGCAGGCCCAGCAGTCATGATTGAACGCATAGATGGTAGAGTTTCTAGGTTGGTAATACTTGTACCTAAGATATCCCAAATAGAATCGTTTACTGCAATTTTGTCTGACAATTTTTCTTTAAAGAATTCAATCCAACGGGCTGACGTTTCAGGCCAATCCTCTCGACGACTTTCTTCAGGGAGATAACGGGCGTAGCGGCTTTTCGCGATTATGGATTGATAAGAGTTCATTATATTCCTGTAAAGTTATTTTATTAAATCGTAGCTTGTTTGCAAGTGCTAGTTTATATTTGTGTTCTTCTGAATGACAAATTCCTTTTCGGAGCATTGACATCTTGTTTTTGGTTTCTTCAGATAAACATTTACCTTTTAAAGATTCAGAGATTTTTCGTTTAGTTTCCTCTGTTACTTTCCTGGTGCTGTTTGACTTTTGTATGGCTTTTTTTTGACTGTTTGTGAGTCTGGTATTACCTTCACCGCCATCCGTTTGGTTAACTAAGCGGCCTTCTTGTTTATCTTTTCTGCCGTATTGCTTTATTAAAGATATTTCAAGTTGGTTGGCCTGTTCCTTAGTTAGATTGGTGGCTCTTACAATAATAAAATAACCATATTTATTTACTGTGTTTATCCAGTGTTTGTTACGGTTACTTTTGCTGTATGCTCTTTTTCGGTTTTTACCTTGACCAATATAGAAAGTACCCCAATCAGTTAACCTATGATGGCTGTACACAACGTAGTTCATATACATCCTTTCATGTGTTTCTTATTAGGTTCCGTCTACTGGAGTACGATCAACCAAAGAGTTAAGAGGATAAGAAAGGTAATCATCAGCAAAAGAAGTATTTACTCTCGTTGACTTCCTTCAGGTTTAAGTTACCTGTTTCAGGTTTAGGGAACATGAAAGTATCCTTATGCAGCATCAAAGTATCCATCAGGATATCAAAGAAGTTGTCCACATCGTATTGCGCGATGAACGTCATTTTAGTTACGTCTTGTAGGAAGTCAACTTCCGATGCGTGTACTGAGAATGAATCATGGACAGCAGCGAAACTGCCGTTAAAAGCGACGATTGTATTTGCCATGTGGGCTGCGTCATAGCTGTGTACAACATTAGGACTGATACCACTTGCAAAACTTCTACGGCATGGCACCTTTTCGCCAGTCTCTTGATTAAGGACATCAACTTTAAGTACATGCATTACTCTCCCATCTTTGTTCCCGTCGATACCCTTGATAGTACCTCGTTGTTTACGTTCGTGCTGTAAAAAGGCCTTATAAACGACAGGAAATCCGCTTGGAGTATGCCAAGATAAAGAGTTGCGACTGTTATTAAGCTCATGCTCAGCAATCTTTTGTAAGTATTTGGTTGTTTGAAGAGGTCCGGCACAGACAGCATTGATTGCCTCAATAAGGTTCTTTGCCAGTTCACCGCAGGTATTCTCATCAATACCGTATTTAACAGTAAACCCTTCCATATGGCAGTCATCGTACATGTTCTTTGCAATACGATTACGTCCGGCTGAGTAGGCCCGAGTCATAGACCCCCGTTTAGCGATACCCTTACGGATATGCTTCATGGGGATTTTCTTTTCGGAGAACCATTCAGGCATCAGAGTGATAAGCTCTTTTGCTACAGCCACGTAGAAGTCTTTTTGAATAGGTGTGTTAGTCAGAGAAACAAGTTCACCTGCTTGAGCATCCTTACTCATAGCTGCCAGATGTTGCCAGCCGTTATTACTGCCATCAATAGGTACTGGAAAGCCACTCAAGCAAGGGATACCTGCTTTCTTGCAGTCATAGTATTTTGTGATCTCCATACATACAGCAAGGAAGCTATAGGGTTTTTCCGCGTAGTCCATGATTAGTTTACGGGCTGAGACATCCTTGACCATATCCATATTGTGGATGACCCATTTGTAGCGGTCATCGAGTGTCATCTTATCCACGGATATAGTGTCAAGACCTTCCTTCTGCAGATAGTTTATGTAGTCTGTCTCGAAGTACTTTACCAAACGAAGATCTTCAATAGTGAAGGATCGATTAAAGCAACTGGCTGCATGAATACATAGCCAGTAGAAGCCACGCTGATCAACCACCTTCTTGTTATGAAACAAGAACAGACTACGGGCCAAGTCACTACCTTGGAATTCCAGAAAGGATTCTGCATAGTATATCCGGCCACGGTAGTCACAGCTGACTTCTTGGTAGAATGGGTACCCTTGTGACTGTACCAACTCCGCTTTGCGTACTACCTGAACATACTCAAAGTACTTACTTACCAGACGCTGTAGCTTGGGATCTTTCTTTCCGGCAAAAGCAGTACTATCTGTATGAGTAAGCTTCTTGGGCAGGTGCAGGTTCTCATGGTGGATATTCCACTCATGGATTTCACCATCGGCGTCTACCAGAGCAAGAGTTTCTGGTGGTGGATTGCTTTGAATAGCAGTTAGGAGAGGGTTGTTGAGAGCCCAAGGCTGCTGTCTAAGCGTCTCAAGTGCCTTAACAAAGGGTCTGTCGAGGTAGTCGTAAAACAGTTTACCGTTGGTCCAGCCTTTGATAAAGGGTTCTTTGGTAATTCCACTGAACAATCCTGTGATGGGTAACGGAGGCTCAAAGACGGTGCCAATAAGTGTGGGCTTAATATCACATGTCTGATTGACAATCCGTACCATGTAGGGAGCCTTGATCCCATTGTATTCCCTGAAGATATCAATTAGACCATCCTGAAGAAACGTTTCAAGGAGGAGATCACCGATGGCAAGAGTAGACTTAATGTCTGATTCATCACCACCAATAGCCCTAACCACCCGTTTGCCAATGAGGTCACTAGCAAAGGTAAGTTTGACGGTTGCAGTAAACTTAGCATTTTTGTTTCGTATACAGTATCGTAGGAGAGTATCCCAACTTTCATTAATAAAGCGTTCAAGTTCGTATTCCCATGTTGGATAGTGTGCCAGAAGGCGAGCACCCTCGTTGTAAATCTTGTCGGAGTTGACTACTACTTTCTCAACTCGTGCCGTGAGATAGTCTAGTGGATTCATATTTTCCTTATTCGAAGTCTACAAAAGTCGGTTTATACAGACGTCCCGTCTCAGGATTATAACATGTACTGCCGCAGTCTCCGGTCAGACCAGTAAAGCGACACTTCAGTACACGAAGCTTGATGGTGTTCCGCATTTGGACTGTCTCAGCAATCATATTACGAGCAAAAGCAATGATGTCAAAAGAAATCTGCTTGATGGAGCCACTACCTTTGATGTCATCGATAGAAGGTAGGTCACCCTCTTCAAAAACTTTCTTATCGCCTTTACGCAGGTGAGACACAACACCAAGCCATATGTTATGCTTCTTGACGATCTTGAGCAGGTCACTCATGAATGCATCTACTGCTTCATTACCTGTCTTGCCATTCATACCTTCACTGACAGCAATAGTAATATGATCAAGGATAATATACTTACAACCCATAAGAGCCAAGTGTTCCAGTTTATCAATGAGCGATTCATCGCTAACAGATCCTTGATGATCAAGCAGAATGAGTCGTTCATCTCCAAACACGCTTTGAAATGCTGCATATTGTTCCTCTTCTCCTACATCTTCGGTTGAAAGGTTCTTATTGAGTTTCATCCCAATGAACTTTTGTGCGGTGTCACCTACAGATTCTTCAAGGGATACCATACCTACCATGGACTCTGTTTTGTCGAGCACCTGCATGACAATCTCTTTGATGACAGTACTCTTACCGGAGCCTGTACCGGAGGTAAACAGAGCAATTTCACCTTCACGCATACCCTGTAGTTTGTCGTTTAGTCCGGCAAGACAGTCCGGATATGGGAGACTCTCGGTGTTCTTCCGGCGTAGATACTGTGCCCACACTTCTTCACCTTTGACTACACCTGCAGGGCTAAATGTACGGGCGTTAAACACGCACATCATCAATGCTTCAGAACCATTCTTGATGAGCACCTCACATGGGTCTTTCTCGGGGAGGTCTGCAACCTTAACCTTATCGAAGCCGATAATTCGAGCAGCATCCTGAGTGGCCTTCTGTCCGGGCTCATCCATGTCAAACATTAAGACGACTTCATCGAATGATCTCAGGAACTCTCGTTGTTCAAGGAGCATCTTTGTGTTCGACGCTGAAGGTATGGCCACCACTGGATAGAACCTGCCATACTTGTCGTGTTGAGCTTGAGCCACGGCGAGACAGTCCAGTTCACCTTCTGTGATGACAATTCGTTTTCCACCTGATGCAGCGTTCTGACCAAAGAGTTGTATGCCTTTGAATTCTCCATGGATAACGAAAGACTTAGGAAGTTTACGCTCCTTGTACGCAACGATCTGGTTATCTTTAGTATAAGGATAAAAGTGACTGGCAATAGTACCGTCCTCACCATAAGATACTTTAACACCGTAATGCTTAGCGACAATCTTTTTGATGTCACGTTCTTGGAATCCGCGAGTGTCATATGAATCGATCTCTTCTAGTGTATGCATATCGTAGTTCTCTTTAAATACTTTAATTGAGTTGGGGTCTACAGGGCTATTTTTAGTGCAGCTAAAGCAATAACCCCATTCATCGTCCTCTTTGTAGGAGAACGCATCAGAAGATCCACACTTAGGGCATGGTGAGTGGATCCACCTGCTCATTGTAATTCCTCGAAGATAGTAATGTACTCTGTGGGCGTCACAAGCTTGATACCGCCTGCCATCATGATCAGACTTCCTTTGGCATGGTGTGGTTCTACATGCACAATATGAGCTGTGTTAAGCATGATACCTTCACGGCCACATGGGTGGATAACTTCAATGAATCGATTAAGAGTAGTCACGGTCTTCTTTCATTTCACGTACAAAATTACGACGTTGTTTGGCGTCACGTTGGGTTTGCTTTTTACGCTCCCATTGTTCTTTGAATTCATCTTTTACCTTGACATATTCCTCAAGGATTTCTGGCTTAGGTGTTTGTTTCTTAGTCATCTGTAAAAGCTAATGTTGTATTATACTCGGGGCTTAAGGAATTTAACCGCGCCGATGTTCCCGTTGTACCAAAGACGTTCCCCATCAGGCGTCTCATCTCTTGATAAGACCTCTGATTGCCACTGCTCTTGGACCTCGCTATATGTGAGATCTCCTGCGCCGAAGCACCATTTGTATATAACAAAAGTAAATGATCCAAGTCCGTACAACTCAATATCATCAAGGAGTTCCCTGCAGGAGGATGTATATGATCTCCAGTCACTCTCTCTTCGAGTAACCCTTCGTCGCTTAGATCCGGCGACGAGTCGTTTTGAAATTGAAACAAGTTGTTTTCTCCCTATGTATTGTCTTCCGGTTGGCCCAAAGATGGCATAAACGAAGCCGAAGCTTCCTTCAGGTCTTGGACTGAGAGCGATCCAGTGTCCGTAGTCTTCCATTCTAACCTTTCTTTTAGTTCTTCAAACGATAATGGACGGAGGTCGTCGGGTGACTCTCTCATGTAGATGAGATTAGCGCAAATCACAAACTGTTCTTTCCATTCACGACCTACCTTAAGTTCCCATACCCGACAGACTTCCTCCCAGAGATCCTCATCCTTAGCTTCTATCAGTAGTTTAGTAGCTGTCTTTGGTCCCACGCCTTTGATACCTTTAATATTGTCTGTCGCGTCACCTTGTAGGAGTTGTTCCATCTGGAACCTATAAGCGGTTGCATAAGGAATATCAGTAAACAGACCGGTTCTAAAGTTATGATGCTTGCCAGGAATACAATTAAGATCCTTGTCAATATGAGAGACAACAAAAGTAACCCCATCGCGGATAGCATTGTTTGCTGTAAAGCAGACGTAGTCATCTGCTTCAGCGTTATCAGCTTCTGCACAATAATTCTTGGCATGTTCATACAGTTCCACAATTCTTTCTTTTACTTCCGGTTCGATGTTATCCTTACGATTACCTTTGTAGGTTGGCTCGTAGTCAATACGAAAGTTCTTGTCACCCTTAATAAAGATGATTGTGTTCTCCGGCTCATTAGCAAAGATAATCTTGTCAATGTATTGATCGAATTCCCGCTTGCCAAGGGCTACTGAGGGTTGCGTGTAGGCAATCTGGTAGATGATACTGTCTGCATCAATTATAAGTAGTTGAGTTGTCATATTTAAAGTACGTTAAGTTACGGTAGTTGTAAGCATCAATAGCAATGCTCCATTCAGGAACCCACTCGGATTCCATGCAGCCAGATTGTTTGGCAAGATGATACTGGTATTCCAGATCGTAGACCCACCAAGGTATACAGGCCAGACTCATCAGTGTACCTCCGCATAGTTCTTCCCCGTATGAGCGTCTCCGTTCATACATGTTACTCCAAAGTCTTTTGGTGCTTCTGTGAAAGAATCAATAGACAAGAGTCTAACTTCTTCTGCGTACTCATCTGGTACGACCACTGCAAACTCATCATGATAATGAAGAGCGAAATAATGAGGAATACCACGCTTGATTAACTCCTTTTTCATCCATACAATAGCTGCCTTGCATGTAATACCTTCAAGGGTCTGCAACAGGTAGTTCAGTACTTGATGCTTGCTGCTTACAAAGATGGTTCGCCCGTCGATACCTCTGATGAAGGCGTTCTTGCTGCCAAAGGCCTCAGAGGTTTTAGAGAACTGCGCTTCAAGGGACTCTCTGAGTTCTTTAAGTCCGGGAATTGAGTCTTGAAACTTTTCGATTGCAGACTGTCCCAAGGCTGCATCACGCTTTCCGGAAAGGATGAGGCCCAACTTACCAGCGCCCCCGCCGAAAAGAAACGCGTACAAGAAGGGTTTAGCAAGTTTGCGAGTAACACCCAGCGCATTGGCATTTCGTTGGTGGACGTCTCCATTGATTACCTCGTTCGTAAAGTCTTCGTTTCCAATATAGTGACAGAGTCCTCGCATCTGATTACCAGCGGAGTCAGCACCCACGATGGTAAATCCCTCTTCGCATTTAAGAAGCGCACGCATCTCCTTACCGTATTCGGTGTCAACACTCGGCATGTTCGCGACCACCTCATGGCGGCATCGGAATGTAGGGGTACCAATAGTCCACATACGACCATGTAGCCGACCATCTTTTTGAGCTGCTTCAATCCACCCTTTAAGGATGTCTCGCCGCGAGCGTACTGTGTAGTATTCATTGATTAACCTTCCTGATTCACCCAAGGGTAGTAAGCTTGTTTCAGTAAGCTTTGGTCCTTTCTTGAGCATTACTCCTTTAATACGTTCCCAATTCCATTCATCGGGTTCCCATCCAATACTGTAGAGATAATTTTTGACCACTTCAATAGATGAGACCTTGCCCTGCTCGAATGACACTCGGCAGTACGGGCCTTCAATAGGTCTTCCAGTACGAGAAGGTCGTCCTGACTCAATTGGAATGTCAAACCACTTGACTGTATTGACAGTGTAGCAGCCGTCTTTACGCCAAGCAGGTTCCTTGTAGTCATCTCTTCCATCTTTGGGAATACAACGCATTCCAATAAGAGGCTCGAGATAGGCCTCGGACTTCGCAAGTCGTTCACTTAAATGTTCCTGTAGTTTAAGAGCTGTTTCCATATCAAAGCACCAGCCCTTAGACCGGATGTCTGCTTCGATCTTGGCGAATTCCATTTCAACAGAGATACCTTTGATGAATAGTGGATTACGCTTGATGATACGGGTACCGTCTTCTTGTAGGTCTAAATATACCTTAGTATTCAGCTGGACGTCTCGGATACAGTACGTGAGCATCTCATTACTGTACTTATCGAACTCTTTGAACTCCAGCTTAGGATATCCTAGCGCTGTACCCCAACCCTCAAGGCTATGTTTGTGGTTTCGCTGGTACTGTATCAGCTGAGACAACACGTAGGTATCCATGATGCGTTGTTGCGCCATAGGAGCCCAGTCGAACAAGTGTTTGAGCACAACCAAATCATAACCGATTATGTTGTGACCGATAAGGATGTCTGCCTCATACAACTTCATCATACCGTTGTAGAGTTCTTTGCACATGTCTCCTGTCTTGGAAACATATGTAAACACTTCACCTGTATCTACATCTAGGATGACAATCATCCAGCACTTATTAACTTCTGGCATGAAACCATTGGTCTCAATGTCGAAGACATACCTTTTAGTCATATAATTTTTGTCCGTATTTTGCTCTGTAAAAGCTTTCCAAGGCTCTGGCCTCAACT